GGGGACCGACGGTGCTGGACCACTTTCTCGGCCTGGGGGCTTGGCTCCCTTGCGGACCGGCTGGCTACCAGATTGGCTACCTTGCGGACATGGTCCTTTAGGGGGTCTGAAAAATGACCTATCAGGTTCTATGGGGAGTGAAACATCAAAGGGGGACCGACGGTGCTGGACCACTTTCTCGGCCTGGGGGCTTGGCTCCCTTGCGGACTGGTTGGCGACCAGATTGGCTACCTTGCGGACATCCTCTATGTTTTTATCTAAACGATATATATAGTTCATACTATAGATAACCAATCCGATGGTCCAGCATTGTTGCCACCTCTGTAACTACAAGACCATCTATAAGAATCGCTATGAAGACCATCTTCGTTCTACTAAACATAGCAATACTCTATTGCAGCAGCAACCAGATGCACCACCAGTTACAGAAGAGTCTCGTAGCTATTTCAATTGTTCCCACTGTACCAAGAAATACATTTCCAAATCCGCATTACACCGGCATATGAGAAAGAACCATAATGGTTCTCCTCGACCAAATGTCACGGATTCTTCATTGAATGTTCTTGAACTCTCACAGCAAATTGCCGGTCATGTTATTCAGCATGTCAACACTCAGCTACAATCTATCGTGGCCGCGCCCGCCGCGGCCCCCGTCACCATCAACAACAATACCATCAATAATAATAACACCACCAACAACAACACTCTCAATGTGGTCTGTATGAATAACCGGTTCGGGGAAGCCATGGGTTCCAACGAGTTCATTGACAACCTCGAGTTCAACCGCCGTGATTTTGAGATCATCGACAAGTGCCGGTTTTACGTCCAAGGAGCCCATATGGTCCTCGAAAATAAAATGGAAGGCATCCCCAAGGATCGCCGCCCCATTCGTACCGGGGAAGTCGCCGGGTACGATGACGGTGAGGACGATGAAAAAGTCCCCGCAGATACCAGTATGGTCCCCTATAACAAGGACTACCGTGATAAGAACCCCGGACCCATCTACATACGGGATGACGGTGAGTGGACCGCCGAATGCCCCGCCATCGTGGAATACCACCTCCGAAACAACGGGTGTTCCAAGCCCCAAAACATCCCCCGGGTCATGCATTTCCTCATGCAGTATGGTAATAAAATCTATGATACCTACCAAAAAATGAAGCCCAAAGATGAAACCCTCAAACGTATTGATGACAAGATGATGCAGTCCGGGCGGAGTCAGACCCATATTGAATTACTCTATAAGATCCGGCAATCCAAGTGTTTTACGGTCGACCCCCCGGAAACGTCCGATGCCTCCGGGGGCGAGCTCCCGGCGGCCGAGCCCGTCACTATAGAAACTACCTCCCAAGAGGCCACCGCCACCACCGCCACCTAACCGTCTCGTACCAAGACCCACCCTGGTACGACACACAGTTCCTGTAGGGAAAATTGATTATAGAGAACCCCATATACTACATGAGTACCCCCACCCCGTAGTATCTTACGAATCATCCACCCCCGTCACCACCATGGATTTTGCTCAGACCAAGCTCACCAAGATGGAATGGGAGTCCATCGAGGCCCCCCTCCCCGACACCGAGAAGCGTATCCTCCGTCTCATCATGGACGGGTATTATGACCTCCAGATCCAGCAGAACGACAACCAGTCCCTACTGTCGTTCATGAAGATCGAGTACACCCCCGAGATCGAAATGTATATCTATACCAAGTACTTTGAACCCGAGATTCGTATCATTCTCGGCACCCCGTCTACCACCAAGCCCCATAAAAAATCCTCCTCCAAGACCGGCACCGGCACCGCCGCCACCGGCACCGCCGCCACCGGCACCAGCCCCACCACCCCCCATTTCCTCGAAGGCTTCCGCCCCCAGCTTCCCAACATGGCCAAGTTCAAGCCCCCCAAGAAAATCGATCTTATGCGTCTCCAGAACATGGATACCAGCCTCCAGACCGCCGAATTCGACAAGAGCCGGATCTTCGAGTACACCCTCCTCGACTTTTGTCGCCGGGTCGTCCACCCCGAGTCCGGTGCCCCCTCCTATACCTACTACCTCTACACGATTCTTCATATGACCCGGGCCGCCATCCCCCATGTCAACACCTTCGTCCAGGCCTTTGTCACCCAGTTCACCCAGTTTGTCCAGACCAAGTACGGCACCAAGCTCATCCAAGACACCTTCACCCATGCCCATACCATCATCGAGAAAAACCCCCATATCCTCCGGTTCGAGAACCGCACCCTCTACGACCACCAGAAGCAGCTCTTCCAGCTCTTCCGTCCCCGCCTCCCCGACCCCGACACCAGTCTCTACCCCCCACCCCCCACCCCCAAGTTGGTATTGTACACCGCCCCCACGGGTACGGGGAAGACCATGAGTCCCCTGGGGCTCGCCAACGGCTACCGGGTCATCTATATCTGTGCCGCTCGCCATATCGGTCTCGCCTTGGCCAAGAGTGCCATCTCGGTGGAGAAGCGGGTGGCCTTTGCGTTTGGCTGTGAAACCGCCTCGGACATTCGGCTCCACTACTACTCGGCCATCGAGTACACCAAGAACCGGAAGACGGGCGGGATTTACAAAGTGGATAACAGTAACGGGTCCAAGGTCGAAATCATGATATGTGATATCCACTCGTACCTCACCGCGATGCACTATATGTTGGCCTTCAACGACCCCACCGACATGATTTTGTATTGGGACGAACCCACCATCGCCCTGGACGTGGCCGAGCACCCCCTCCACGCCCTCATCCAACGGAATTGGCAGGAGAACAAGGTGGCCAATGTGGTGCTATCGTGTGCCACACTACCGGATGCGGACGAGATTCCCCAGTGCCTGGCCGGCTACCGTGCTCGGTTCGACGACGCCACCGTCCACCGCGTCTCGAGCCACGACTGTAAAAAGTCCATCTCGATGGTCAACCCGCAAGGCCGCGCCACCCTCCCGCACCTCTTGTTTGACCGCCACCAGGATATCCGACGGTGTGTGGACCATATCGAGCGCCACCGGAGCTTGCTCCGGTACCTGGACCTCCGGGAGATTGTGCGGATGGTGGGGTATGTCCAAGAGATGGCGGGCCTCCTCCCGGAGGCCTTCCAGGTGTCCCAGTACTTCATGTCGGTGTCCGATATCACGATGAACTCCATCAAACAGTACTATTTGGAGGTCCTCCGGCATCTCCCCCCGGAACGTTACCCCTTAGTGAACGAGGTCCTGAAGGCGACCCAGAGGCCCATGTTCGACGACCCCCACACCCATGGCCTGACCAAGACCCATAGCCTCCCGGGGCCTGGCCCCTCAGGAGCGGAGCTCCAAGGGAAGGTATTGGAACGCCGAGCCTCGGTGCAAGCTCTCGTCCCCCCGACACCCCCCACCTCGACCCCCACCCCCACGTTCAGCCCCGAACTGGCCCGGTCCCAGAGTACCAACCCGTTCCGGGCGGGGATGGCGTCCAACCCGTCCCCCTTCAAGGGGGTGCTCTTGACCACGGAAGACGCCCATACGCTCACCGATGGCCCCACGATTTATATCACGGAGGATGTCCAGAAACTCAGCCAGTTTTATATCCACCAGTCCAAGATCCCCACCAAGATCTTCGACCGCCTACTGGAGAAGATCGAGTCCAACAACGTGATTCAGAAGAAGATGGACGTGCTGTCCAAGGCCATCGATGATGGTATGGGATCCGAGGCGGACAAGGACAAGAAGGTGGAGAAGGAGGCGTTCAAACCGGAGATCAAACGGATGATGGCGGGCCTGGAGGACCTGAGGGCCCAGATCAAGATGATCTCGATGAGTCCGGAGTATATCCCCAACACGCGGCAACACCAACAGATTTGGGTGGTGGCGAAGCACCCGGACGCGGAGATGGTACCCAACGCGTTCACGTCCCAGATTGACGAGACGGCCGTCAAGAAGATCATGGAACTGGATGTGGAGAACCCGATGAAACTGTTACTCCTGATGGGGGTGGGGGTGTTCGATACCCAACAACAGCAGAGTAAACACCCGGGGACGGCGTCGTACCTGGAGGTGATGAAACGGCTGGCCTATGAACAAAAACTGTTCTTGATCATAGCCTCGAGTGATTACATCTATGGGACGAATTACCAACTGTGCCACGGGTTCCTGGGGAAGGATTTGCTGAATATGACACAGCAGAAGATCATTCAGGCGATGGGCCGGATTGGCCGGAGTAGTATTCAACAGGAGTACACGATCCGGTTCCGAGATGAGGGGTTGCTGGGGCGCCTGTTCCTCCCGATGGAAGGGGAGAACATGGAGGCGGTCAACATGGAACGGTGGATGGGAGTGTAGAGAGGGCCGAATGGGATTGGGGAGGGTGTGAGTAATGGTGTATTGAACCGGATGCGTATTATTTTTATATTATACTGGAGGAATCGTATAATGAGTCATGGGGTTGCACCTAGCATTATGGTATTAGAATGTCGTGTTAGGTGTTAAGGATTTCTCCAGCAAATTGCAAAGACGCCATGGGCACCATCTGTAATAGGGGGCCCAGCTGTATAAGGGGGATCATCTGTTTTAGGGTTATTACCGCCACTTCCGTAGGTTTTTGTAGCACCAGAGCTAACCATATTACCTGTAGATCCTCCGCGAGCATATGTTACGCGGTCTTGATACCATATATAACCTTGTCCGCCAATAGCACCTTCTCCGTTTTCACCTGTATTATAACCGCTTCCACCTGCACCAGCACCACCACCCCCAGCTCTCCAATTTCCCACACCAGGCTCTCCATCACCCTCTACGTAAGGGGGGAGCGGATTTCTCTGACTCTGACCATGAAAATTACTATCATATAACGTAAAGAATTTAGTAAAATTATCATAGTTTGCACCCCCACGGTTTTGATACCATTGAGATAATAATGTTGTATCACTGGTTAGTGTTGTATCACCCGCATAGCCACCATAAGGATCTCCACCATCATAACTTGCGGAACCGGCTCCAACGGATATAAGTGACGTATTGTTATATGTTATCACAAAACAATTTCTATTGTCTCCAGCGTTGTATGTAATCTTTAGTTCGTCATTTACGTTTGATCTATAATAACCACTCACCAAACCACCACCACCACCACCACCATCATTCGAACTTATATACACTCCCCCACTTCCTCCATCGCCCACGACGATAAAATAATAGAAATATGAACCAGTGAATTTCAAAGTTGTATTACTGGTAATGTACATGATATTATATCCATTGACCTCGGTCGATGTAGGACCTCCATCCGGTACAATGCTGCCAGGCAATTTCGGTGTAAAAGATAATCCCGCGAAATCGCTACTCGTATACACCACATCATATGCACTCGTATTCATATTATACAATTTAACACTCCAACTGTACGGAGTACCGTTCGTCAAACCATTAAATGTATAGGAAGTCCCCGATGTAAAAGTACTCGATCCATTTGTTGCCGATTTTTGGGTGGCACCATTAAATATTTGGGCATTGTTACTACTACCCCATACCCCGGTAAGAGTAATCGTCACCTGTTGATCTCCAGCGGTCGAAGTCACAGCCGTGAGTGAGGGTAGAGTGTAACGACTCACCGTCTTTGTGGCACTACCCCCCGTACCAGTCGCCGTCACCGTATAATCTTGTTTTGTATTCGAGGCCACCGTGTAGTCACGCGTAAACGCCCCATTATTATCCAATGAATAAGCGTTACCATTGGAATCACTGACACTCGTGGCGTTGGTGGCCGTACCACTGACCGTGATCTTAGTGGAGGTCGAGGTGGCACCGATGGTATTGATAGCAACATCGGAGATGGTGGTTTGTGAACCTGTTATTTCCGAAGTGGAACCGTCCCCCAGGGTCGCCGTGATCTTAAAATCATAAGGAGTCAATGCCTTTAAACCCGAAAAGGTAATATCAACGGTCTTCGATGATGCCGAATATGTGTCGAACGAACCAATACTCTTTGAAGAACCGTCAGGGACAGTGGTAGTACCTTGATTATATACATATGCATTGAGTGCACCAATATTGAGTACAGTGACTTGAACCACAAAACCATTCGCGGTGGTATTTGAATCCTTGCCCACATACGTCATACTTCCTGCACTAATCGTAAAACTGAATGTGTACCCAAAATTACTATTATACCCCCTGGTATTTTGGTCATAGGGTGCTATCGAATAGTTATATGTCCCTTTGGTGCGGTTAAATGTGATCGTGGTACCTGGACCGCTGTATGTCCCCAATTGATTACCGTAGTTACTGTCGCTATATACTGCCACAGACTGGAATTTATCATTGGAATTCAATCGGTACACGTAATCGGCTGTATTACTATTATTGGTGAGTAGACCGGAGGATGATGATGTTGGTCGTGTAAATGTCGGATGGGTATAGAAGCTGGACGCCGTCGAAGGATACGACATGTTCGGACCATTCACCCCACTGATATAGCTCCGTAGTTGGTACGAAATTTGGGTATCGGCCGGTAAACTATTGACCGTCAAGGACCCGGACCCTCCCGCAGTTTGACCGATGGCGGGTAAGGACCCGCCGTAGTTGGTAGTACTGGTACCATTGTTCGGCCATGTCAAATAGGCATCGATCGTACTCGGATATCCCGCAAAGTTGAACGAAAACGTCACATTGTTACTGTTGGTCAATGCCACACTGGTAATCGCCGTGATGGCCGCCGACCACTGCACCTTTCCAAAGGCCACGTACAAGGTCCCGATATCGGTGGTTCCATTACCAATATAATACTTGGTACTGCCCGTGTACTTGACACTATCGTCTTTTTTTAGGGATGGCCCCAATTTCGAAAGTTCCACATACCGTTGAGACAAATCGTACCCATTCGAAGTTTTGTATCCGGTCGTGGTTCCAATGTTCGTATTGACCCCGTTTGAATAGCTCACCCCGGTGAAACCAGCACTGAAGGTATTATACACATCACTGTACCGGGCAAAGAGTGTATCCAAATCGGTCCCGTTTACCTGGTACCCCGACATGATAACTATCGTCCCGTGTATATATTTATCATGTAGTATATGTATTAGCCCATCACTCCGAGACAACCTGAATCACGACCTCCTCCACCTCCGTTGCCCCCGTCTCCGTCGCATCCTCCGTCTCCGCACACACCCCCACCATGTACTTCCCGTCGGCCCCCACCCCCTCGTCCTCGTTTCTCTCCCCAAAGTACCCCAGGATGTCTTCCAAGAGCCCCTCAGGAAAGACCCCCGGTACGGGGACCAAGACCCCCGTCGCCTCGTCATACCGCACCATGGTCTCCGGGTCGTAGCCCCACCGGACCAAGATCTGCCACCGGTCCGAGTACTGCCGGTTCTTCTTACTCCCGTGGTAAAAATGCCGTATCACCCCAGGTACGTACCCGAACCGTAAGGCCGTCACCCGAGCCTGAAACGCCACCACCGACGCCTGGTACGCCCCCGTCGATTCCGCATTGACCGCCCGGTCCACATGACCAATCAACGCCATCATCATGATATTGTCCCCACTGCCCAAGATGGCCCGATCATACAGTCCCCCCATCGCCTCGAAGGCCCCCCGGGTGCAAGCCCAGGCGTACCCCGGGTGCCATAAGTCCTTACCCGACCCCAAGGCCACCTGTTTCGAGTATTGGAACCCCGCACTCTGGAAGATATGCATCGCCCGTCCGGTGGGGTCCATGTCCACACAATGGCTAAATAACTGGACCATATCGCATTCCCCGTTCAGGACCCGGAGGGTATCGGTCGCCCACGTGGGGCTGTCAAACTCCAGGTCCGCGTCGATCCAGGCCATGGCCTTCCAGTCCGCCGGTAGCAATTTTTTCACCCCCAGGTTGATCATGTTCTCCTTATGCCAAAGGGCGTGGTCGGCCCGGAGCTGGAGGTGCCGGGGGTTCTTCCGGGTGGTCACGATGGGCCGTTGCCCCCGGTACACGAGCTCCACCACATACAAGACCACGTCGGGCTCGTCCCGTTCCATGCGTTCCATGAACTCCTTCATCAGGATGTAGCGGCGGGCAAACATACACGGGTTGGACACCACGGCGATGACATGGAGTTTGTCTTCCAAGGGTACCCGGGTCCGTAGAGCCCGTTTGATGTCGTTGGGCTTGTACTCAATATCGTCAATTTCAATACCGTGAATCACTGTCATGGTTCCCCCACACAAATTCCAAAAAGACCAAGAACCAAGACCCCAGATACAAACTCACGCCCACCCTCACACAAAACCGTGTATTATATTTCCCCTATGTAAAAATTATCTCCGTTCTCACGCATCCAAGACCACCACCCCCTCGTAAAAAATCTCGTCAAAGACATAATCGGGCCGGTTGATCCAACGCCGGGGCATCACCACCACCTTATCCGGGTTCGGGTTCAGGTACGACCCCCACCAAGAGTACGTACTGTTGGCACAAATCCCGCCCCGTCGGCACAGGGACATCAAATACAACGAATCCACCTCATCCAACCCTTCCACCCAGGTGATATTCAAGGTGGGCCGGGCCGGGGTCGGGTCCCACATGAGTTGTATGGTCTCCTCCGAGTTGTACCGTAAGACCGACCACTGCTTGCAGAACGCGATATCGTTACTGAACACGTAGAAGTGGGCATAGGGATTCTGTTTCTGGATATAGGTAATCGCCGCGGTATAGTACCGGTCCACATCCATCCAGTACTGATGGTTATTCACGTAGTCCCCCCGGCGCACATGAATAAAGTACGCGTCGGCAGTGTTGGGAAACCGCCGGGTCAGCCCCTCCAAGATGTCGGTATGGAGAAACAGCCGGCAAATTTCGTCCCGGTACTCCACGAAATACCGCTCGTTCTGAAAGTATCCCCGGAGCATGAGGGGCTCGGTGTCGTCTCCCCCGTCCCCCCCTCCGTCCAGAATCCCCTCCCGGTAGGTCCAGCAGTCGGGTACCGGCTCCACGTACTGGCGGGGTACCATCACCCGGTTATCGCGGATATGGGGTACCTCCCGAAAAATCGTCCCGTAATACCCGTAGGGATTCGCGGTATGGGTACAGTGACAGTCGTAGGCGATGGCCACCATATCCCGGCCGTGCTTACGAGCCAGCCCCCAGGCCGACGCAATCTTGAACATCTGGTTCGCCAGCCCGGAATCCACCCCCACGAACAGGAGTGGGCGCCCCCCAGACACCGCCGAGTAACGATGGATATCGCCGAGCCCTTCTTTATACAAGAGGGGGTACTCGGAGACGGTCAATCCCCCCGCCTCCAGGAATTGTAAGGTCGCCACCAACCCCGGGGGGTCCGCCGAGCCCGAGCCCAATAGACTCATGGCCTTTTCCCCCAAGTAGAGTATGGGATCGTCCCACGACGCCTCGGCCGCCGACCGGGCCACACAGGGCATCCCGACCCCCCGAGACAGGTAGTCCAAGAAGCCCCGGATCTGGAGTAGATTCGGTAGTACCCGGTCGTCACATTTGATGGCCCCGGCGGCATCGGGAAACTGGTGATTCAAGGCCCGGTACAGGGTCTTGACCGGATGGGTCGTCCGTGGGTCCCCCCGGTGGACCCGCAGGGTCCGGGCATCGGTAAACTCCCATTCACCCGAGATGTCACCCTCCCCGGTCGCCACGGAGGCCAGCACGACATGCACAAACCCCGGGACGTAGCTCTTCAAAAAGGTCTCGTAAATCATCCGGATCCGAGTGTCATCCCCCGAAGGTGAGTATAGGACCAAGAGCTGGAGTTTCGACATGGAGGGATGGGAACGGGTATCAGATATCATATCATCACACGATGGTATTATATGGGTTTCATACACACAACTCCGGCCAATATCTAAGACCCTAACTCTATATCCCAACTCTAAGACCCTAACCGAACTCTAACACCGATATCTAATACCCTAACTCTATGTCTAATATCTCTATTCGAATTCTAACCCACCGCATCCACTCCCTCTCATCTTAGACCGCCCGGGCCAACGAGCAGCCCCGGCCACAGGTACAGACCCGGGTATCCAAGAGATGGCTATAGTCCCCGTCGTTGAACCCGTCACGAGGACCACCCGTATAGTACTCTTCCAGATTGTTGGCCAGACAGCCCCGGCGGTGCAACGACACCACGTAGCCGTGCCCGTCACTGAAGGTAATCATCGTACGGACCGGCTGACCGGAGATGGCCAACGTGTGCCGTGATTCCACGGCCCCGAACCGGTTACTACGAGAGTACGTGTACGTGGTGCTACACGGGGTCTCGATGAAGTGATCGACAAAATGCGAGTGAAGGAGTCCCATCTGAACGATAGATATATAATACTACCTATCGTTTATTTTATATCGTTGTTGACCACTAATTGTATCAAACGTACACCCCGTATCTGTCTCCACCTTTTGGGGGTTCGTCCACCCTTAGAGATGTGTGCAATATATATCATTGTTGTCGTCCACATGTAAGATATGAGTTTGGTTGACTGCCAAGTTCTCAATCACCACCTGCTTCGCACCCACCGTAATTGTCAATTGTATCGGTTTGGCGGTCGTGGTGACGGTGTCCGTACTGTCCTTGACGTCATTGTTGATGAAGACAAACGAATTGGGCGCGTTGCTGACAAAGACATTCATCTTGGTGCGGTTCTTGTCTGCACCATTCTCAATCGTATATTGGGTATTGTTCATGCTCGCCGTGCCCGCATTACCATTCAGGCGAACCCCCATGTTTGACCACTTTATACCTTCATACACTCCTTGCATGTCGGCAAGCGCGTACTTGGGACTCTTGGTGCGGTTCACTGCCGCTTCCCGCACAATGACCGGACTGGAAAACGTAGGAATAGTCGTTGCCATGTTGTATATAATCTATATGGACTAAAAACAATATTCATCCAACCACCGGATTTGGTAAAACAAGCAGACTCGGTAAGTCGGTCCCCTACAACGTGAGTAGTGCAGAGACTTTCACCCCCTTTACCATCATTTCCTAAATGTGGTATTGGATCACCTCATAGACCCTTGACCACACTCAGAGTATAGGGGTTCCCCTTGAGTTGGCTCAACACATCACCGTTGTTTCGGTCCAGCTGCATCCCACTGTACAAGTCCGAGCCCCCCGAGCCCTGGAGCCGGCCCATGGTCTCCATGGAGGGGGGCAGGCCGTAAGGCATCATGGTCCCCTGGACCGCCCGGTCGTTTTTCAGCATCGCCTCCTGGGGCTTGGCCCGCATCTGAATATCGCTGTTGAGGAGGGCCATCCCCCCCGCATTGGCCCCCCGGCTGGCCACCGTGCTCGCCTTGATATCGTTGTTACGTTGGCGGTATTCGGCGTCGTAGGGGCGGGCTTCACGGGCCCCACCCCCCGCGGAGGCCACTCCGGCATAATACACATCGGTGGTGGTATCGCGTTGATTGGAAGTGGCCTGGTGCTCCGTGGTCTCGTAGGCCCCGCCACGTTGGTTGGCGTTGATATTCCAGTGCTGCTTGTCCACCTCCATGGTCTCACGGTGGGTGACGGGGGCCCGGTCCTTCGGGTTATACACATACATGGCTTCGACGGGGGCTTTGGCATTTTGGTAGGGGCGGAGGTTCCCTACCATGTTCTCCTTCCGGGAGGGGCGTAAAATATCCATGAAAGGAGCGACGGCGGCCCCCAGGGTGCTCTTGATGGCCCCGTAGTAGCCATTCTCCGTATTGGCCCCGGCCGCCCCACCCGCACCCCCCGTCCGAGGAAGGGACCGGTTGTTGGGGTAGGCCACGACGGACTTGGCCCCGTAGTCCGACTCGGTGGCTGCGCCGGCCCCGGCCGCATAGGCCGCCGTGAAAGGTACGGCCCCCAGTTCTTGGTTATGGGACGGCATGTACTCCCCCCGTACCTGCTGCATGGTCGTGCCACCCCCGGCCACCCCCGTATAAGAAATCGACGTCTCCGGCCGGCTCACAAAGCGTTCGACCGGGATGGCTCGCATGGTGGGCCCCTGCGAAATCCCCGTCGTGGTGAAGAGGCGGTCGGCCCCCATCTCAAAGGTCCGTTCCACCCGGTTCTTCTCCATGACCCCCATATGCTCCACCTGGGCGGCGGTCTTGATATAACTGTTGGCCGGCCCCTCGTGGCCGTACATGCCTAAACCCGAGGCCTTTTGCTTGTTGTTGACCCGGAGCTGGTCCACGGTCTTGTCCATCCACTGCTCGCGAGCCAACATCCCGGAGTTGTAGCCCCCCATCCCCTCGGCGGTGTAGCCGAGCCCCAACCCCGGGGCCACCTTGATCTCCTCAAAAGGCTTGAAATTGGCCATATTGGAACTGGGGTTGATCCGGGACTGCACAAAGTCGGTGGTGCTGGGCATCCCATACGCCCACTGTTGGTGGTCCGAGGGGGCAAAGAGGGGGGATTGCTCCGTCTTACTGATGTATTGCGAGCCACTGCCGGTGTAATTGTCTAAAGTCGACTCGGTGGCGTTGGGGAGGTTGTTGGTATGGACCTTGGAACCGAAATAGGGGGACATGTTGTTATGGCGAAAATAGTCGTAGTCGACCACCTGGCCGGTCATGGACCGAAACACCGGGGGCGTGTCACCCCCCGCCGCCAACGCCGCCGCGGTTTGGCTGTCTTGGGTCGTCATCATGGTCTGGCTGTTCAAGGCCGGATTGAAGTACTTATCGGTGTAGACCGAGGGGGTGTCGAAAATTTGCGTGACGGATAGTTTCGAGGTCAGGTCGGCCTCGGCATCCTGAATGGGGTACTCCTCCGGGTAATTCCGGTTGGGGATATCGACGTTGGGGAGGAGCTCGTGCTCACGCTGACGCCGGCGGTTCTCGTAATTCTCCCGGCCGGCGCCGCCCCCCACCGAGGTTTTGGATTGTTGCTGTTTGGATACGGTATAGAGTCCCCCCAAGGCTAAAGCGGGTATGAGAAATTCCATCAAGCGAGATTCAAATCAATTATATGAATGATGTATGGATATGGTACACCTATCTATCACCGACCCACACGTTGGTACTCTTCGCTTCTTATATACTAACCGTGGACATAGATATCGGGTATCGGACCAAGAACCCGAGAGGGTGGGCGCCGAGCCCTATTTCGAATAGGGCTCGGCGCTAGTCTAATCCCACGACTCCACCCATCTAGGTCCGGGATTGGTTGAGGGCGTAATAGTCCTTCTCCAGCATCCGGGTCGACAGGTTGTCGTAGAATTTCTTTTCCACATTGGCCTGGGGGTTGATCCAGGGGTGCTCCCACCGGTCCACCTCCACGTTACGGTACATCCAGGCGGGGTGGCTGGCGCGGGACTCCAAGACGAAGGGGTCCGCGGTACGAAAGCTCGCCACGGGGACCGCCCCCGTCACCCGGTGGGTCTGGTAGTCGTTGACGGCGGGTTCGTCACGGTTGAGGCGGCGGGTCATCCCCTTCAGGTCACTCTCGAGGTTGACGAATTGGGTAAGGCGGTTGGCCCCCCAGGTTTGCATCCGGATCTGGGCGTCGTCCATCATGGGGAGATCCACCCCCGGTCCGGGTGTATCTAAAGCATAGCGGCCCGAGTAGGTCGATATCTCCATCTCTTTACGTATTCTGGCGGGGTCACTACGGAAACTGGTGAACATGGGTAATGGATAATCAATGTATGGTGGGTGACCGTGACCGTGATTGTCACCGTGCCCCGTAGTATATATATGACCCTATAGTATATACCAAGATACCAAGAATCCTATCCCCCATCCCACCCCAAGATGCCCCGTCACACTCGTCGGACCCGAGGGGGCGGCCTCTGGAACTTTCTCATGGGGAAAACGTCGGGCCCCCCGGTCGCCACCCCCGTCGCCGCCGCCCCCCTGGCCAGGTCCGCCATCCCGGTCGCCACCGACGTCGTGTCCGACCCCCGTAACCCCACCGAGGAGGAGCGCCAGCGCCAGCAGCTCGATATCATCTATGACCGTCTGGCCATCACCCCCACCCAAGTGGACACGGACCTGATTTTAGATGCGGTCCACGGCCGCCCCCGGACGGTCAACGGGCTCCGGCTGCGGGGAACAAGCCCCCTCGACCGGCAAATCATGCTCAAGGCTGCCCTCCAGCGGCTGACCCCCCAAGATAAGTATCGTCTCCTCTCGGTGGTCAAGGTGGTGTTCCCGGTCCTGGCCATGCCGGCCCACCAGCTCCTGCTCGATGTCCAGAAGGACATGGCCGCCTCGTACCAGAGGTAGACCCCAAGACCCCCTGCCCCCCAGGCCCTGCCCTGACCCCGATTTTTATACACCCCACCCAAGATGTGTATAAGAATCTCCGGACCAATAACGGACATAAAACCAAGACCTCATACCCTCTTATCTGTATCCCCGACCATGGACACAACCTCGACCCTAACCCCCCTCCCCCCGGCACCGGCCCAGGCTTCTCAAACGGGTCTCCCCACCCTCTGCCTCAACATGATTGTCAAGAACGAGAGTAAGGTCATCATGCGTCTCCTCGAATCGGTCGCCCCCATCATTGATTCGTATTGTATCTGTGACACGGGAAGTACGGACAATACCGTCGAAATCATCCAAACCTTTTTCCAAGCCAAACAAATCCCCGGTAAGATGGTCTACGAAACGTTCCGCGATTTCGGCCATAACCGTACGGTCGCCCTCAAGGCCGCCGCCACCCTGCCGCCCAACCTCGCCGAATACGTCCTCCTCCTCGATGCGGATATGGTCCTCTGGAAGCACCCGGATTTCTCGGTCACCGACTTCAAGTCCAAGCTCCGGAATTTCAACGCGTTTTACCTGTACCAGGGGTCCGATACTTTCAAATACAAGAACACCCGGATTGTCAAGAACCATGTCGGCTTCACCTACTGGGGGGTCACCCATGAATACGTCAATTTCCCCGAGGGCTTCCCGGCCATCTACGAACCCATCGACCCCGTCCACCTCTTCATCAAGGATATCGGGGACGGGGGGAGTAAAGCGGATAAATTCGACCGTGATATCCGCCTCCTGACCAAGGGCCTGGAAGACCTCCCCAACAACGACCGCTATACCTTCTATCTGGCTAATAGCTACCGGGACAAGGGTGACCACGAAAAGGCCATCGAGACCTACCGTAAACGTATCGAGATTGGTAACTGGATCGAGGAGGTATGGCAGAGTTACTACTGTATCGGTAAGTGCTACCGGACCCTCGGCCGGATGTCGGAGGCCATCGTGGCCTGGTTGGACGGCTTCCATGCCTACCCGAACCGTATCGAGAACCTGTACGAAATCATCAACCACTACCGGGTCGCAGGTAAAAATACCCTGGCCTACCATTTTTACCTACTGGCCGAGCAGGCTCGCCGCGAGCACCCCGAACGGGACCACCTCTTCACCCAGCTCGATATTTACGAGTACAAACTCGACTACGAGCTCTCCATCATTGGCTACTATTGTAACCGGGATAAGTACGACCTGGCCCGGACCTCGATGACGGTCATCTCCCACCGGCATGTCACCGACGGTATCTATAAGAACGTGCTCTCCAACTACAAGTTTTATGCGGATAACATCGCGACGGCTGGTCTCCCCCTCCATCCCCTGAACCGCCAGGCCCTGGACAATATTGGTAAGACCACCCTCCGTGCCCATCTCGGCGACCTGGTCTCGAGTACCCCGTCCCTCTGCTGGGATGCCAAGAACGGGGACCTGGTGGTCTGTGTGCGGTATGTCAACTACCGGATCGACGATAAGGGGGGCTACCAGAACCATGCGGATATTACCACTCGGAACATCGTCACCCGGTTCAGTAATGTCTCGAGTGACCCGAAACAGCCGTGGACCCCCGCCACCCAAGAGTACGAACTCGGCTACGATACCCAGTACGATGGGAGGTATGTGGGTATCGAGGATGTGCGGCTCTTCTCGTACGACAAGGAGCGGGGGATCGGGGACGGCCGTGGCCGGATTGTTTACCAGGGGAACCGTGGGTTCGAGGGCGCCACCCCCCCGACGACCCATACCGAGGCCAAGATGGGGGTGGAACACGGCTGGATTGTGTACGATGCCCAGACCGACCAACTCAAGACAGTCAATACCAAGATTGTGCAGTACAGTGGGCAAAAGGACCTGGAGAAGAACTGGGTGTTGTTCGGGGGGTCGGCCGACGCGGAACCCGCGGACGCCATCAAACTCAAATCGGTGTATAGCTGGGGGCCGCTCGTGATCGGTACCGTGTGCCCCAACATGGGTAAGTTCACCGAGACCCACCGGTTCGACCACGTCCCTCGGTTCTTCAAGGATGTCCGCTGCTCGACCAACGGGGTCAATATCGGAGACGAGATTTGGTTCATCGGGCACCTGGTGAGCTACGAGGACCGGCGCTACTATTACCATATCATGGTGGTATTGGACGCCAAGACCTACGAGGTAAAAAAATACACCAAACTGTGGCGGTTTGAGAAGGAGCAGAAGGTGGAATATACGTTGGGTTTTGTGCATTTTACCGAGACGAACCGGTTCCTGATTGGGTACAGTACGATGGACCGGACGACCCAGTACCTGATGATATCGAAACATGTGTTTGACGAGATGATGATTCCCCATACACCTTAGGTATCCGGCTCGACCTCGTCCGAGTCCTCGGCATCACCCGACCCCGACCCTGCCGCCATCTGACTCCGGGGGGCCGCCTTACACACCCCAAACGTCGTCCGGTGCCACTGGGTGATTCCGTACTTGGTAATCCCCGCCAAGTGGGCCGCCGTCCCGTAGCCCATGTTCTGGTGGAGAGCGTAGCGCCGGGCCAGCTCCGGGTATTCCTCACATAATTCCAGGATATAGGTATCACGGGCGTGTTTAGCCAAAATCGAGGCGGCGGCGATCCCGGCATAGCGTCCGTCCCCCTTTTCGATGGTGGTATGGGGAAGAAACACCATCGCCTCCCGCTCCGAATCGTAATACCCGTACGGTTTGAAGTAGTTCCCGTCCACCAAGAGCGAAAACTCCCCCGTCAACCGGCGGGTAATGTCCCGCACACACGAATGCATACATTGCATGTCGGCCTGTAAGATATTCACCCGGTCAATCACGTCGGCATCCGCATACTGGATACTGTAGGCCACCGCATGGGTCCGGATGTACTCGGCCAGCGACGCCATCTTTTTCTTGGAGTGAATCTTCTTGGAATCCTTCATGAGGGTATAGTCAAACAACGCCGGGTCCCGGGGTAAGACCACGGCGGCGGCGTAGACCCGGCCGAACATGGGGCCGCGACCACATTCGTCCAAGGCGATTTCGTGAACGGCGGGGTTGGTTTCGTAAAAGGGTTCGAGTAAGGAAGCCATGTCCAGTGGTTTTAGTAGAAACGGTGGGTGAACGAGTCGGGGGTGAGTGGTCGTCCTATACCCTGTACCACGAGATTCAATCAATTTTTCAGAGGGGGGCAGGCCCCCATATCCATATCAACCGTCGATATCAAGGGTAATCATCTAAGGTAATAGTATAGTATTGTTATCCCCCGGGTCTATCCCCATATCCACCTATACATCCATTCCATATTCCGATATCTCATACCATGAAATTGAGAATTACCCCGTTGGTCATGTTTTTTATTCTGCTGATTGCTCTCTTGGTCTCGGTGATGTTTGCCTATATGCTCCCCGAAGGATTCATCTCGTACAACAGTACGGGGGGTCCCCTGTCCCAGCTGGTCGTCCCCCCTTATTCGTCGTCTTGGATTTACAAGGTGTATGATTCGGTGTATTTCGACCCCAATTCGGGCAACGTCTTGGAACTGTTTGGGTCGCCGGCGGGCTCCAACAACTCGGACAGCTCCGTGGCCAGCCTCACCCACCTCTTGGTGATGCCCGCCACCGGTAGTACCGTACCCCAGTACAACAAGAGTGGGTCTGGTCCGTTTCCCAACAACATGGTGGAGTCAAGTTTAGTGAATGCCACCATGTCGCCGTCGTTCAACTCGTGGGTGTACCCGGGGGCCAACACGGCGAATACCCTGGATTTCAATTACCAAGTCGTATACGTCCCCTGGGGGAAGGACGTGGTCGTCATTATTTACGATATCGTGAACAAGGTGTTCCAGGGGGTATATACTTTCACCCAGGCGTCGGGGACGACGGCCCAGTACAATGTACCGGCGTCGGTCACCTTGGCGAGTACGAACATCCCGGATACGGACCCGGCCAACGATACGTACACGGATGCGACCAAGAACACAACCTACCAACTCACCCACAAGGTGTCGTTCAATACATCGTCCCGGACCCTGATGCCGAGTGCGACGGCAACGGCGACTACGGTGGCCATGGCCGACACGGAGGGGGGTAATGTCGTGGTGGCGGTGCCGTTCTCGTCCAACCGCACCCTGGTGGTGGTGATGTGCCCCGACCCGGCCAACACGACCCTGGTGACCTTCCGGAATGTGGTCCGGTTCGACCCGAGTGCCCCGGGAGGGGTGGTCAAGGGAACCATCAGTAGCCCAAGCTCGGCCCCCCCGACGACATGCACGACGACGACTCCGAGCCCGAGCCCGACCCCGGGGTCGGGTGGCTCCCAGTGCCCCGACCTGAGTAACTATGTGCTGAAAACCCAGGTCATCCCACCCATCTGCCCGGCCTGCCCGTCGTGCCCCTCGGTGAATAACAATGTGTCGTGCCCGGCCTGTGGACAACAGGGTAAAGGCGGTACCGATGCCTCGAACAATACCTTGGCGAACATCATTGCGGATGCCTATGCCCAGACCCTACAATCCCAGGGGAAGTATGGGCCGGGGAATCCCAATGGTCTCGGGGGAGTGTCGAACAACCTGATCAACCAAACGTCGGGGGTGGCCAACAACCTGGTGAACCAGACGGCGGGTCTGGGTAACGCGGTCCTCTCGGATGTGACGGGACTGGGAGCGGGGGCCCTGATCGGTACCACCGCCCTGGGACTGGGAGCAGAACTCTTGGCGGGCGATGTGGTCAGCACGGTGGGAGATGTGACCAATACGGTGGTCGGTACCGCGGGGGAGCTCGGGAAGGCCGCCATCGGAGGGGTGACGACCCTGGGAACCGGGGCGGAACAGGGAGTGGTGGCCCTGGGGAAGGACGCCACGACCCTGGGAACCTCGGCCATCGGGGGAGCCACGGCTCTGGGTACGTCGGCCATCGGGGGAGTGTCGGGAGTGGCCAACAACGCCATCAATACGGCGGGTAACCTGGGGTCCGGTCCTGCCGGCCCCAGCCAAGGCCGGGGAGGAGCCGGTAACTATCAGGGTGACCTCCAGGGGAACCGGGGTTATATGGGTACCGGTGTCGCCACGGGCGCCGCCGCCGGGTCCGCCTACAACACCGCGGGGGCCCCCGGATTCAATAACTACTACGGGGCCATCCCTCCCCGGCCCACCACCAACTTCATCCCGGTGACCAGTGATTTCAGTAAGTTTGGTCGGTAAACACCAAGACACCAAGACACCAAGAACCAAAAGACCCCCGGGTCGCGTCCAAACCCACATAGATAACTTGTACCTATAATACAGAACCCCAGGTGTGTATTATACATCCAACCCCGCCCCACCCCACCCCGCCCCCCCGGCACCATGCTCGAAAATCTCAATAAAATACTCGACCGTGAAAATATCGTCAAAGAGATCCGTGATATCCTCCTCTCCTTTGACGATAATTGCCGTAATGTCACTTTCAAAAAGGGAATCTATATCTACGGGTCCCCGGGGTGTGGGAAGACCCAGTTCGTGTGCCGGCTCCTCCAGTCCCTCGACTACGATATCATCAAATACGATGCCGGCGATGTCCGTAACAAGGCCCTGATCGACACCATCACCTGTAACAATGTGTCCAACCGTAATGTCCTTTCGATGATGAAGCGGCAAAAGAAACCCATTGCCATCGTCATGGACGAGATTGACGAGATGAACAATGGGGACAAACGGGGGATCACCTCCCTCATCAAGCTCATCCGGCAAAAGAAGACCAAGAAGCAGAAGATGGAGCATGTGACCCTCAACCCCATTATATGTATCGGAAACTACTATGTGGATAAGAAGATGAAGGAACTGAAAAAGGTCTGCCATGTGTTTGAGCTCAAAGCCCCCACCCGGATCCAGATGACCCAGGTCTTGTCCAATATCTTGGGCGCCCGGACCCTCTCGGTGGATATACATAAGACCATCTTGGATTTCATCCAGGGGGACATGCGTAAATTCGTGTTCATCGAGAACATGCTCAAGAAGAAGCCCGAGTTCTTGGAGGACCGGTCCATCTTGGAGAATATCTTTCAGATCAAGACGTATAACGACGATGCCAAGAAGATTACCCAGCGGCTCATCAACGAGTATATCCCCCTGGAACAACACAACCAGATTCTGAATGAGACGGACCGGACGATTATCTCGCTCCTGTACCATGAGAACATTGTGGATAGCCTGTGGGGGCCGGCGGAGCCGGCCACGGACCCGAGCCCCTCTCCCCCGGCCGGCTCCGCCGGCTCCAACACCCGGGCCATCACCTTCTACAACCAGTTCTTGGACAACCTCTGTTTCGCCGACTACATGGACCGGGTCACCTTCCAAAACCAAATCTGGATTTTCAACGAGATGAGTTCCATGATCAAGACGTTTTACAACAATTGGCTGTATCATACCCACTTCCCCGAGAAACGGGGCCAGTTCCGTCCCGACGAGGTCCGGTTCACGAAGGTACTCACCAAGTACTCCACCGAGTATAATAACCAACTCTTCCTCTACAACATGTCCCAAGAACTGGACATGGATAAGAAGGACCTGATGGCGTTTTTCCAAGAACTCCGGCTCTTCTTGGGGGGGTCGGAGCTCCCGGCCATCTATGAACACCTGGACGAGCTCTTTCAGTCGACGGAGGTGAACCGGTTGGACATCAAACGTATGTATCGTTTCTTGGATAAGAACAGTGAAACATACGATTTTATTGGGGGGAAACGGGCGGTGGCGTGTTCACCGTACGATATGGGAGATACAGGGGACGACGATGAGGGAGGTGGGGGGGACCCCACCGGGGAGGACGATTGAGACCCCCACCCAAGAACCAAGAGAGCCGCCCCGCGCCCCGCCTTACGGGTGTTTCTTACCCGCCACGATCGACCCCGACACCTCGGAAACGCCCCCCCGGGCCTTGGGGGGAGGGACGTAGCCCCCGGCCCGGGTCCGTGACAGGGCGTCCAACCGCGAATTCACATCGTCACGCTTGACCACCAGACCGTTGGTGGGCTGGGAACGGTCGTAGGCCGTCTGAGCCTGCCGTTTGAGCCGGTCTACCCGGGACGACGACGACTGGTCACGAAAAATATATCCCTTATTCTGGGCGGTATAGGATTGGGTACCGAAAATAGCCCGAGACTCGAGGGGGCGGGTAATGTGATTGGGCATTATACTGTATGTGGAGATAGTATTTACGAGACGAATGACTCGTATAGGATGAAGTGTTCCAAGGTATACGCGAGACAATATATTGTATAGAAGTAATATATAGTATCGTGCGCTCCCGGTAAAAATTCTAGGTGAAAATATTGTATGACCACCCCAGGAAAGTGGTGGCCCCGACCGGGGGTGAGTCCTGAATTTTCCCAGGAACGACCCCCGGTCGGGGTGAATTCTTCCCTATACCCCGCGTCCCCGTCCAAATCATGGATAAAATCTTTGTATAACCTCTTTTTATTCAGGACCACGCTGGTGACCCCCACGCCCACGCCCACGCCCACGCCCACACCCACACCCACCCCCACCCTTCGTACCGCGAATTTAAAGGTGAGACATATAGAAGTACCTCCGTCTCCCACACATTCACGTCTACCTTCTCGCCCCCTGGTCATTGAACATCCCATCATTCCTCGGTTGGACCTCTCCGAATACTCTCTAAATATGCGGGGGCGTTCCAACAGTTTTCCGTGTCCTGCGGTGATGCCTTCATCACCCCAGTATTCTCATCACCCTCCCTTTCCGTGTATCGATACAGATTCCTCCGGGGCCGGAATTATGAATAACGGTAACTCGTACGATAGTCTGAGTTCGAAAGTATGGGTCGTCAATACCCCACTCCCTACTCCTTTTCCGACTCCCGCCCCCCGGTGCCGCACCGACCCTCATCCCCAGGTGGATAACAATCAACTGGATAGCCATTCGTCCAAGAGTAAACATGATTACCTATCGTCCTCCTACCATGCGAAACAGGTAGAAATCGACTTTTTATACCGAACAATGGATGATATACTTCATCTACGACGCCTATCGCCCACGCAGATTCGGTATTTAGACGACCAGACCGATATGGACCTAAAAGAAATTATTTGGGAAAGTGAAGGGAGAATCGCCACCTATTTCCAGCGATACCCCGATATTGTATGTAAATTGGCCGAACTCTGTAAAAAAGGGTCGGGTCCATTTGACCCCTTGGTACCCCCCGAGGTTCTTATCCAGCGTATGATTGGAAAATCGGCACAAGATGTCTACTCAACTGAAGCCTTCATCACGGTGTCTGACACGAGTGGTATCGCCCAATTGTCTCGACCATCTTCCCCTCGACTCCTACCGTAACAGTCCCCCGAACGATGCGTGAATACTCTGCATCCCGTTTTTCTGGTTCTGGATATCAATCAGGTATTTCTCGAAGACCAGTTTCTTCACCTGGGCCGAACAGTATTTTTCCCGCTTCTTCATGAAAACCTCGATGGAGTCCCCGTAGTCCCGTTCAATGTCCTTGACGTCCTTACGGATGGTCCGGATCATCACCTGCTTGTGTTTGAACGCACAAATCTGCTCCAAGGCCAGCCCAAACAGTTGCTGGAGGGGTTTCATCAGTTGGTTCGTGATATAGAAGCTATAGTCAATCGGTACCCGGTTCTGTACAATAAACTCGGGGGTCTCAATCTTGTCCCCCTGGAGGGCCTTGGTGTCCTTACTCACGATATGCACGAACTTCATCCGGTCCCCCGGTTTGGGCTTGTTCCCCGGGTCGCGTTTGGCGATACGTTCGGCGAGCACCGCATGGGCAATCTGTTGAGGGTTCTTATAGTGCCCCCGGAGGGCCTTGGTAATCGCCAGCTTGTCCATCGAGACATTTCCCTGAATCAACTCCTTCAGAGAATTGTCCAAGAATTCCACCGCCCGTTGGATGTTTTGCCCGTCACCCCCCTTCATCAGTATCGTCAGGATCCCCCCATACACATCTTTGAGGTAGTCACAGGAGTCCCGACGTTTGAGGGAGAGACCCATGTACTTCATCTTACCCTTGTTAGGATCGGTCTCGTAGAGCATCCCGACGTACCGCTTCTTGGATAACAGAATAAACGGCATGAGCGTCTTTTCGTACGATAGCTCCATCGGGGGCTTGAGCCACTGCGTACACAACTTGGCGGCGTCCTGGGCGATTTCGATGGTAATCTCGAGGGCCTTTTTCCCCCGGATGTTCTCCCCGTTCTTGGGGTCCTTGAGGTTGAAGGTGAAGAACACGGAATCGGTATTATGGACAATCATGTTCCCCACTCCCGCCGCGAAATGGTGATTCTCCGTGGTGAGGTCGTAGACGAAGCCGCCGTCGTACCGGATATACTCCATCTTCTGGATGGAACTGGGGGGGACGGGTGCCGCCGACCGCCCCCGGCAGTGGAGGTAGACGGCCTGGGTGGTGGCATCGGACTCAATCTCCACCTGGAACCCGAGTTGGGTCATGGCCAGGTAGTGTTCCGCAATCTCGACCATCGTGGTGGAGCGGTCATCGAAGGTATAGGTCCGCTCTTGGAGGTAGATGGGGTTCTTGAGGAGCATGATGGTTTCTGAGAGGATTTCGCTCCCACCCCCTTGGCGGGTGAGACGGATGGGGAAATGGAGGAGTTCCGTCCCCAAGGTCACGTCCCGGGGGGAGACGGGTTGGCCGTGGGCGGTCAACAGGGAGTGGTCGTCAGTGACATCCACGAGGCCGGTCTGGGTGGTGATACGCACCATCCGCTTATGGGGGGCGAGTCGGTGGCGGATGACCCGGTAGATACGGGTCCAGCCCTGTTCGGTCCAGCTCTCCACCGGTATCAAGTTCAGTTCACAAAACTCCTTGGGGTCCTCACCCGCACCACCCACCCCCCCACCCTGCACCACCCATTTCCCCAGGCCGTACCGGGAGGCCACCTCCTCGATGGTACAGATATAGACACACCGCCCCACCCGAATCGTGATGGGAGTATAGGACGCTACGGAATCCCCGTACACATACTCGGCACAGCACTTGACGTTACCGTGTTCCGCTGTGGAATACTCCAAGTCCCCATACACCTCCTCGATGATACGTTTGGCGTAGGTAATCATCATCCGTCCCGTGGCCGTGGTGGAGGCGGCGACGTCCTTTTCGAAAAACGTCGAGGTCTTGGCCCCACACTGGCCGTAGAGGGAATTCGCGGTCACTTTGTAGCCGAGCTGGCGCTTATCGAGGATGTTTTGCATGAAAGGGTCGGAGATGGTCTTGATTTGCTTGCGGGTGTCCGCCCGGGCCTTGAGGAGTTCCTCGAGAATGGCGGGCATGATGGACTTTTGGTGGTGGGGGAGCTGGACCCAGCGGCAGACCTTTTTCCCCTCCTTCACCTTTTCGGCCTTGGCCCGGGGTTTCTCGGGGTTCCGGCGCCACTTGAACAGGTCGAACTCGATATCGATGTATTTGTAGCCCAGGTGCTCGAGGTTGTCGTAGACGAATTCACCGGTCTTGGGGTCCTTCTCCCCCCATTCCCGGACGAGGTTGCCCCGGGAGTCGTACTCCTTGGTCCAGACCTTACTGTCGGGGGACAGGTTGTTACTGATCATGGACGAGGGGTAAAGGGACGCGTAGTCGAGGCAGGCCACGGGGTTGTCCATATACATCGCACATTTGGGGGGGAGCACGATGGCCCCCTCGTAGCCGTCCCCGTCGTAGGTCTTCTCCAGGTCGGGCATGAGGGTGTTCTTCTCCCGGCACTTCTTGGAGACATAACTGGTGAGTTTGATACCCTGGCCCCGGAGGACCAGGAAGGAGATGGGGACACTACAGATCCGGGCCATCTCGACATACCCGGTGATGACGTCGATTTTGTTCATGAGGTGGTGGACGAGGTTACAATCCTGAATACAGTATTTGGCGACCTTGGCGCGGTCGGCGGCCGTCCCGTTGGTGAGGCGGAAGATGTCTTGGGGGGAGACGTCGTCTTTGGCGATACACCACCGCACCGATTTACCCGCAGTGAGTAAGTCGGTTTCATGGCCCTCCAGTACCACGATTTGTTTCCCCGGGCTGCCAGCGTCGGCCGGCACGACGGCCACCACCGGGAACTTGTGCCCATCCCGGTAGTAGTCACTCGTGAACCCCGATATCTCAATATGGATATAGTCCCCCGTATGGAGCCCGGTGATGTTGTTCGTATAGAGATGGGTTACCGCTGCCCCCGTCGTCGTATCCGTCACGAACTCCACCTTCTTGACATCGTCCCCGATGTACTGACCCGCCACATCGTCCAATTTGTACGAGGCCAGGTTGAAGTCCCGCCGGAAGTACGTGTACATGTCAATCTGGAGCCGTCCCGGCATCTTCGGATACCGTAAATCATACTCCCCCGTCGCCAGCACAATTTTGGTATTGTCCAACCCCACCACGGGAGTATCGTGCTTCCCCAGCTGGACCTGCCCCGGCTTCCGGGAGAGTTCGAGGAAGGCCTGGTCACAGTGGTTCTCCTGGGCCCGGCGAAACATGAACTCGTAATCAAAACCGAAGATGTTGTACCCGATGATGATATCCGGGTTCTCGGTCTGGATGAGGCGGGTCCACCGTAAGAGGAGGTCGTCCTCCCGGTCGGTGGTCTCAATCTCACACCCGGGGACGGGGTCACACGTGTTCAGCACAATACAATGATTACGGTAAGGCTCGGGTTCACCGTAGCGGAGAAAGGTCGACCCGATGAACGTCACCTTGTCACCCTCGAGGGGGGGGAAGCCGGTGGCCTCGCGGTCACAGAAGGCGGTATTGATCCACTGGATCTTGTCGTCACGCGTGTATTGGTCATGCTTTAATATGTCGAGGATGGTTATATCGCCTGGTCCCGCCGCCGCCCCCACCTCACCCATGCTCCCCGAGGTTTTTGTGGTCATGGCGTTACCCTTCTTGGCCACCGGGGTTTTGATTTGGTTACCGGAAACGGCATTCTTGGACTTTGAATGGTGAGTCCCGAGACCGAGACCGAGCCCCATATCCTCATCGTCGGGGTCCACCACCTCGAGCTCGAGGCCCCCGCCCCCGTCCCCGTCGCCCCCGTCCCCCGCATCGTCGTCACCGTCTCCGTCGCCGTCATCACCCCCACCCCGGCCCCCGGCCCCACCCCCCGCGGTGGCTTCGCGGAGACGTTCAAAGGCGGCCTCGATGGAGGCTCCCGCCCCGGTATCACCCCGACCCAGTTCCCCAGCGGCACATGCATACGCCAACAGTTTAGGTATGAGGGTCTCGGTGAGCGTCTTCTTGGAGGGGATCTTACCCTTGGGGTACACCAAATCAATATCGGAGAATTGACCATGGCCAAACGCCGCCAACACGATACGCCCCACCAGCTCCTTTTCCCGTCCCGGGGTCAGCCCGGAGGACTGGAGACGGAACACATCGACCATCTGGGTGGCGAGCCGCTTGTAGGTCTTGATGGGCACCGGGAAATCCCCGTGGCTCGACGAGGCCTCGATATCAAAACTACAAATCTTGTAGGGGACCCGGGTCTCCTTCTGGTTCTGGGGAATGACCTGGTTCACCCCACAAATATACTCGTATTTACAGGTGGTCACCGGGACCGCCGGGGTCCGGACATCGTTGGTAGGAATGAAGACCCACCCGGAGGGAGAGATTTGGTGAATATGGAAGTATCGGAGGAGGGGGGGGAGGTTGGATTCGTAGAGCTCGAGACGTACGTTCTGGGAGTAGAGGGGCTTGAGTTTACGGATACGGTCGTCGGAGCCCCCCGCCGGCCCCTCGATCCACTCGTACCACAACCCCTTGGTCCGAGCCATCGTCGCCATGTTTTTGAACACAATACGGGCAAATTTGGATTTCTTCCCGGCGGTGAAGCCGTACAGTTTGTTGTATTCGACCAACTCCACCTTCACGATGGAGGCTTGACTCTGGCGATTCCCCAGTTTTTGTTCCAGTTCCTTCCGTAGCATGTCACAGTTCCGTTGGGTCCAGCGGTCTCCCACCAGGATATAGAAGAAGGGCTGGTAGTTATTCACAAAGATGGAGCAGGTTTCGCCCTTTTCGTTGATCCCATACATCTGAATGACAAAGGCCGCGGTCACCACGGGGACCGCTTTCTGAGCCCGACGGCGGTCCTGCATGGCCTGGTAGTAGGCGTCCTCATCCTCGTAGTATTCCGTGGCCACGGGGGCGGCGGCCGCCTCCGTCTCGTCCCCCGAGGAACCGCCGGAGTCCGAAGGGGTGGTCGACGCGGGGACATCGTCAAAGACCACACAATCGAGGAGACGGAACGACTTACCGGGGCGGGTGATTTTCTTCTTGAGGGGGGCCGGGGCCGGCACCGGCACCGGCACCGCGGTGGACATATGCGTGGACTTGGTATCTGACATAGTATGGGGTGTTGGGTTTAATCCGTTTGGGGTGGGTCATATAGACCAGGCCCTCGGGTGAATCAATTTTTGAATACCCTGGTTCCCAGGCTCTCTCCCTGGGCTCTCTCACCCACCCTCCCCCCACCCATTATCATGATGTATGATATAGTGACGTCATACACCACCCGCCCCCCATGACCCCGGTCATTGACCCGTGCCCCATCGCTCAACTCCATGAATATCTCCCTACCCATGATGTGTGGCTCGATGGGTGTGCCATCCGGGTCCTGTGTATCATCCCGTACACGGACCTGAACCGTCAAGAGGTGCTCTATACGTTACGTTATGTATTGGCCGAAGAGGTCGACCTCTTGACCCGGTGTGTCCTCCAGGTCACCCTCACTCAAGATGGGCACGGGTACTCACGGGGTGGACCGCGGTTCCGGTTACGCTGTGTTCCCCGCCCGGGTGGCCCAAGCGACTAAACTGTCGACATCGCGTTCCCCGTTGTAGTCCACCTGCTTACCATCCACCAACATGAATATCGTCGGGTAGCCACTGGATGTCAGCCGGACCCCGTGCTGGGTCGCGAACCGGTCCACCTCCGCCGCTTCGTCGGTGGCTTCAATCTCCCATACCTCATACTCACTCTTGGGAAGCCGGTCCTTCATCACATTCCAAGCCGCCTCCATGTTCTTACAGTGGCCACACCCCTCGGCATAAATCTTGCCCAGGACGGTCTTGGTGCCGGCCGGCGCCGGCGCAGCCTCCGCCGCCCCCGCACCCCCTCGACGGTAGCGCCGAGCCCTTCTGGTGGCCGCCCTTCCCCGCCGCCGGCGCACATTCTTGGTCTTCTTGGACGTCTTGGTACGGAGGGTCATGATACCGGCCTCCGACACGTAGCACTATACATTATCCACCTATAATCTATAGTATTGTGTTCCACCCCCCACTCATATCCCATATCGCCACCATACCCCATATGAAATTCACCACCAAATATATCGTCATCCTACTCGTCATCTTGGTCGGTTTAGGAATCTTTCTCTACCAGTTGAACGACATCACCCGCCGGCAGGCGGCGGCCGAGGAGGCGGGTGAGGCCGCCACCGAAGGGTTCGACGGGAAAGACGCCATCCCCCCGGGGTGCCCCAACCTCCTCATCCACCGGGGTGATGTTATTGTCCTGTATAATACCCGGGTGGCCCAGAGAGGCACCGAGAGCACGGGTGCCGGTACCCATGTGGTGGCGGTCTTCAAGCACCTGGAGGAGTACGCCCAGTACGTCAAGGAACAACGTAAATCGGGGACCTACTGTCCGGTCCTCTACCTCCGTCAGGAGACGAGTGCTCAAGGAAAGGATGTGTATCGGATGTACCCGGCCCCGGCCTCGGCCGGCGCTCCCCCCATGGCCCCGCCGTTCTTGGAATCGGTACCGGTCTGGGACCTCCACCACCAGCCCCCGTTTTATGTGGAGGGGGGTTTACCGGCCCTCCCCATCGAGACCGCCGCTCCGGGGGTCCTCCGGGCCGCCGATGCCTCACGGGAGAACGCGGGCCCCTTCAACAAGGACCAGTACCCCGGGTTCGACCCCTACGGTCTGTACGTGGGGAGGGTGACCGATATCGATGTGATCCATGAATCCACGCAGAAAACCGGGTCGTGTAGCTACAACCCGGCGGACCCCAACTGGTGTGGTATTGTGGACACCCAGCGGGCGGTCGATGCGGGCCAATTCGCGGGAAACGAGGTGAGTAAGGCCATCTATCCCAAGACCCAGATTGTCTAGGCCGAGCCCGAGCCCGAGCCCGAGCCCGACTCCCCATACCAGTCTCGGCCCGTCGTCACCCGCATCCAGTGGTTCCCCTGGGCCCGGAGGGCCTCTTGGGTCACCCCATCGTAATGACTCATCAACAACCCCGTAAAATCGTAGGTCTGCTCCAAGAATTCCGCGTATCGCTCGTTCAAATAGTCCTCGGTAATCTCACTGTAGTCCGTGGTCCAGAGTACGGGACAGCCCCGATACTTCTCTTCCGTGAGGGGGTTTCTCTCCATCACGGGAATACAGCCAGCCATCAGAGCCTCGTAATGCCGGTGGCAGTCGACCCCGTTACCCTCGGGGGAAATCACAAACCGGTACCGTGGGAGGGCCTCGAAATAGGCACTAGCCTCCAAGGGAGTATGGGAGATTCCGTTCGTCGCCAAGGTGGTCAGAATCGTGGCCCGGTTGACCGCCGCCCCACCCCGTCGTCGGCTGTCACTCCGGGGATTGGGGAGGGCCAACAGCACCGTCTGGTCGTGGGCCCCACACTGAAGGACCCGAAGGTCCCCCGATACCCCCAAGACCGCCGCCCCGTACTGCCACGACATCCCAATGGGAAACGGCTGCCAGCTGTCCGACCCGTCCGTCGCCGACGCCTGGACAATCAGGTCCACCCTCGGTTTCAGTACCCGTTGCCACTCAGCCAACGTCATCCGGTCAAAGACCCGCCACACCCCCTTGTCGATCATGGTACGCCGCTTCCCGTCCCCAATCAAGAAATTGAAGTGGACCGTCGACGCCCCCTCCGGGTACGCTTCCGTATGGTACTTGAAATACGAGCCGTTGACCCAGACCCGTGGATCGATGGTATAGTAGGGAATACCCCGCCGGCGCAAGCTCGCCCCCAAGAAGGTCTGGTCCCCGTCGTAGGTTTTCATGTCGGTGTCCGTGTACGTAAAACACCCCGATAACTGTGGGTCATTCCGGAAGACAATCAGTCCGGAACACAAATGGGGGCACTGCATCCGGTGAGAGCACGTCGCCCCCGCCCGGAGGTTCTCGTCACACTGGCAAAATACCAAGACCTCGGGGTGCTCCCGCATGGCGGCTTGCACCACCGGTACGGGGTCGGACACTACCACAATATCGGTATCGATGTACCCCACCGGCTGCCCCGTCCGGGCCATCGTGTACGCCAACGCATCCATCTTGGAAAACACAATGTTCATATAGTCCGGTAAGCTCCAGGTGGTCAAGTTCGAGACACACGGCTTGGTCAAAAAAGGGGAGGCATCGAGGCAAGTATAGTAGGCTCGAAGCCGGCCCGGGGGGTCGTAGGCCCGTAACAGGTCGTCAATCTCGGGGTCGATACAGTAGATTATGAGGTGGAGCGAGGACCCACTGGTGGCCAGGGATTCCAAGAAGTTCTTGGTATAGTCGATATAACCCCGGTTGATGACCGTGATCCACACGATATCTAGGTCGTGGTCAGAGGCTTGCATATGAGATGTTCCCAAGACGACCAAGACAACCAAGAAGAGGTGGGTAACAGAGGGTGGGGAATGGGGGATAGATATACGACTATGGGATATTGTTTCTACACCGATTCCGACCCCTCACACCCTGGTCCATCATCGTCCATCATCATACAGATTTCGGGGTATCCGTATGATGTATTATAGATATTTGTATTAGATATTCGCATACACCATGTCCGGGCGGTTCAGACCCGGGGTGTGTTTCTTCAAAAACTCTGCCAATACTTGCCGTGAATGCATCCCCCGGTTCTCGATATACCACTGCCGGGGGTGGTAGTTCGCCTCGTTCCCCACCAACCGGTCGAGGGCCCCTCCAATATCATGTTCACTGGTAAAGGTCTCCCCGGTGACCCCCGGTATCACATTATGCCATCCGCCCACAATATTGTAATTGACCAAGACGGGCATATCGTACAATATGGCCTCTGTAATGACCCGGGGACTCGCGTCCGACACATTGGGCGCAAACAGGAACCGACACTTTTGCATCTCGGCCTGAAACTCGTGAAAGGGTAAGAACGGTTTGAGGGTCACTTTCCCGGCACATTCCATCGGGAGTTCGCAGTTGGTTCGCCCGACGATGAGACCCCGAAGCCCGTATTTCCCACACATGACCACGAAACAACGTTTGGCGAGATCGAAATTCCGGTTGTACCAGTTCCATCCGGGGGTACACTGGTCGTTATCGTCCAAACAGATGTAAATGAAATCGTAGGTCTTGGTGATGGCCGGGTTGGGCCGGTATTCGTCGGGGTTTTTGAGGTCCGCCTCGGTCAACAGGAGTAACGGGAGCCCGGAACTCCGAAGGGCCGCTCCCGGGTCGCGGAAACAGTGAATCCAAGACGACACCATGGAGGGGTAATCGTGTTTCTGTTGCTCGTGAAACCGGTCCTCGTAGGGGTTGTCGATTTTCTTGGGGAATTCGAGGTAGCTGGAGAGCCCACAGAACACCAAGCCCTGGTCACGGTACGCGGTATACTGGTCTTCATGGGCGGGTTCTCTAAACGGGGCACTGACCGCCAGGACATTGAGCTTGTTACCGTATTCGTCACGGATATTCTTAAACGGGAAACTGACATCGGGTACCGACACTTCCGACTTGGTTTCACCGTTGTTCATCCCGGTCATACCTTCACGGGAACGTGACATATGAGGTGCGATGACCGATTGTACCAACCCAATGGTCCCCCATATAATCAATCCGGCGATGATAATTATCAACCCGAGTCTCCATAAAGGTCCCTTTCCCAAATTTTTCATCCGTGGTCTCACCTCACATATATCATATAGGTGGGTTTTACGGGGTGGCCGAGCCCCGAGCCCCGAGTCCGATGCCGAGCCCTTTCAACTTTCTAAAGGGGCGGGGGCGGGCTCCGGTGGGTCCACTCCCCCCGTCGGTGACTCTCCCACCAAGTACTTACGGATGTTGGTAAGGATATTACTCCCCAGCCGGCGGTTTCCCGCCGAGGAGGTGGTATAAATATCGTCCAGACAGTGGGGGTCCGCGGTCACCCGGTCAATCAGCCCCCGTACCGTCCCAAATTTCTTCATGATGGCCACGGCGGACACGGAACTGATCCCCGGGATTTGGCATAATACAATCTCTCCAATGTTCTCGGGAGTGATGTTGTCCTTCTTCACCTTTTTCACGACACTACAGTAGGGAGGAGGTGGGGTGGGGGCCGGCGCCGACGCCGACTCCAAGACCGGATGTTCCGAGATGGTGCACGAACTGGACGAACGCACCAGGGGCGACCCCCCACCCGTCTCAGGGCCGGCCACCAAGACCGTCCCGTCGGCGAGCCAGTTCCAGGGGTACTTCTTCTTCTCGACATTCCGTAGAATCTTGATGGCCATTTGGGTGATGTACTCGGCCGTTTCTTGGGTACTCGCCGTCCGAATCACACTGAACCCCTTGAAATAGTTGAGGGAGGTCATGGTGGCAAAGACCAGGTTACGGTCATGGGGATTCAGTTGATGCATGATACCCTCCACGAGATAGATGATATTGTGTCGGGGTACCCCACTCGAATGGATGAGACGGTGTGATTGCTCGTCGTAGCGTCCGTCCCGGATACTGGCAATCAAATCGGCAAAGGTTTTGCGTTCCATGATGATGGTATAGTCGGCCGTGGCCCGAGGGTCCTCTCCTGCGAATTCCAAGACGACATCGCCCAACGGTAAGACCTGTTTGGCGATGACCAGGGGGGACGAAGATTTACTATTGATTACTTCTAAACGTTCGTAGAGAACCGTTTCGCGTTCATCCACCACAATACGTAGTCCCAATACCATGATACGGATAGTATGGGTCACCAACTAAGGGGTGTATAAGAGAAGTATCTATATGGTATTACTGGGGGGGTGTGCCACCCCGGGGGAGGGAGAGGAGGGTGGTGTATAGGGTGGACCTGAACCATCCTATACACAATTTATACTGCTATGACCAAGAGGACCAAGACGACTACCGGATACCCGGGGGTGTTTAACGCATCGTGATCGGGCGATGGAAGCCCACCGGTAAGTTCTGGTTGGAGGGGACCTTGAGGCGGTTGGTACGCATGTACACGGTGCTCATGAGGCCCCCCACCTTGGGGGTACCGTGGCCGGTGTTGACACCGTAGGCCTCGAACATCACGTGGGAGCCCGTCGCCGTGGGGGGGATACCCGCCTTCTTGGAGCCTCCGCCACTGTTCTGGTTCTTAATACTGGATTGGTAGGACGTCATCTTCGATCCGGAAAGCACCATGGTAAGTATAGGTAACGGATAGTTATATATACTACAACTAAATAATATTACCCCCACCCGGGTAAAAAATTGAATGGGAAAGGCCCGTGGGATGTGGTCGCCGTATCGCACCCCACCCTCAAACCAATTAGACCTATCGTACCCTATTCCTATACCCATGCGTACATCGTATCACCACCCATCTCATCACCGAGGTCCTCCTTCCCATCCCCAGGCGGGGCGGCGGGGAGGGCCCCCTCCCCGGGGTCCGGGCCCGGGCCCCGCCCATGCCCACGCTCCCGCCCCCCGTCCTCCACCACCTCCGTCACAGAGCCCTGCCGAACGGATGACCTCGGTCCCGATTGGCTACAAACGCAACGTCTTTTCCGATGACGATATCCGGGTAGAGTCCCACGACGGCGTGGAGACCCTGATCTACGACCCCTATAATCCACTAAATAAGCTGATCACCCCCCAGGAAATCACGACCCTCCTCCAGACCTACGGTATCCAGGCCCCGTTGAACCACTACGAACTCTATAAGCGGGCCTTCATTCACCGGTCCTATACGAAATCTCCCTGGATGAACGTGGACGAACTCACCGAAGGTACCGGGGACGGCCCCACCCCCCGTACCGTGGGGGATATTCAACTTACGCCTAAACCGGCCGACTGTCTCCCCCTGTTCACGAAATCCAACGAACGGCTGGAATTCGTGGGAGATGGGGTCTTGGAGTGTATCACTAAATTCTACCTGTATAAGCGGTTTCCCAAGGAGAATGAGGGCTTCATGACCGAGAAGAAGATTGCCCTGGTGAAGAACGAGGCGATTGGCCGGATTGCCTACGAGATGGGGCTCCATAAGTGGTTTGTATTGTCAAAGAATGCGGAGGAGAAGCAGACCCGTACCAACTTGAAAAAACTGGGCTGCTTGTTCGAGTCATTCTTGGGGGCCCTCTTCTTGGATTTCAACAAGATTCAGGTGAAAGACGAGGCGGGCTGGTTCGAGCATACGTTTGTGACGGGACCGGGATTCCAGATGGCCCAAATCTTCGTAGAGAGTGTGTTTGAAAAGCATGTCAACTGGATTGATCTGATACGTAACGATGATAACTATAAGAATATTCTACAGGTGAAAATCCAAAAGGCGTTCAAGGTTACCCCGGACTATTTAGAGGTGGTGCCGTACAATAACGAGACGGGGTACCATATGGGAGTATATTTATGTTTAGGGCAAAGTATCCACGGGGTGTCCCCTCAGCAGGCGATTCCCATACAACAATTCTGGTCGATTCAAGATATTCATGATTACATGTCGGTTCATGGGAAGGTCTTGGTGTTCTTGGGGGAGGGGACCCATAAAATCAAGAAGAAGGCGGAACAGATGGCGTGTCGGGTGGCGTCGGAGAACTTGGGGGTGTAGACCCGGGTCGTGCCGGTCTCGTGTCGATAAACAGTGATATTTTTTATCCCGGTATGGTAGTAGAGGCTATTCGCTTTGACCATGGAGACTGAACCCGAACCCAAACCGAACCCCACTCACCCCTCCGGGTTGGATACCATTTTGGAAAAACTCAAGGTCAGGAATTTCCCGAGTAAAAAATGGAAAGACGGGATACGTATTGCGATTCCCATGGTGGATGGCCGTTCTCAGGCGAATATTGACCGGGCCGTCGTCTTGGAGCGTATTCAGCGCCAGGCCACCCGGGGGCAAGTGGTGGTGATGGCACCCCCTCCGGCGGAGCGGGTGGTTGCCCCTGAGCCGGTCGCGGCTCCCCCCACCAAGAAAATCACCAAGATTCAGATATCGGGACCCCCGGCACCCAAGGTGGAGGCCGCCCCCGAGGCCGAGCCAGAACCCGAGGCCGAACCCGAGGCCGAGGTCGAGCCAGAACCAGAACCAGAGGTCGAGGCCGCCCCCAAGACGGTGGCGGGGCCTCCGGCCCCCAAGACCTCCCGAGCCAAGACCAAGAAATTGGTTCCCCCCGCCCCGGCCCCCACGGCCCCACCCCCCACCATCGTCCGGGTCCAAACCTCCCCTTACTACCTCAGTAACCGTAAACTCTTTCTCCAAAAAATCAACCAACTGTTCGAACCCTATATGCAAGAACTGGCCCAAACCCAAGAAGAGCTCACGTGTGGTAAGCTCAAGGCCATGGGGGCCCAGGGGGATAAGTTCCAGCTCCTCCTCCACCAGCGGCTGGCCCGGGATTACCTGAACCTCCTCACTCCCTACCGAGGCCTCCTCCTCCTCTTTGGTCTCGGGTCCGGAAAGAGTTGTGCCAGTATTGCCATCGCCGAAGGGATGAAGTCCCATAAGAAGGTGTATGTGATGACCCCCGCCTCCCTGAAGATGAATTTCTTCACCGAGCTCAAACGGTGTGGGGACCCCCTCTATAAGAAGAACCAATACTGGCAATTTGTGTCGACGGCGGGCCAGCCGGACCTCCAACAGTCCCTCGCCGTCAAGTTCTCCCTTCCGATGGAGTATATTACCAAGAAGAAGGGGGTGTGGACCACCGTCGCCGACCGTCCGGCCAATTTTGCCGAGCTCTCCGAGGATGAGCAGGAAGGGGTCGACGACCAGCTCAACCAGATGATCCGGGCCAAGTACACCGATATCCACTATAATGCCCCCAATCTACGGGCCATCTTGGTCGAACTGTCCCAGAACTATACCAAGAATCCCTTTGACGACTCGGTCATTATCATTGACGAGGCCCATAACCTGGTGAATCGTATCGTGAACCAGCTGGCTCGCCTGGGGAAGAAGGCGGCGACGGCCACCGCGGCCGGCCCCACCCGGGTCAACGAGAAGACCCCCACGAGTCTCCTCCTGTACGAATACCTCATGGCCGCCTCGAATGCCCGTATTGTGCTCCTCTCGGGTACCCCGATTATCAATACCCCCAGTGAGATTGGGGTCCTGTACAATATCTTACGGGGTTATATCCGTACCTGGACGTTTCCCATCCATGTGACCACCACCCAGAAGGTGTCGACGGAGACCATCCGCACCATGCTGGAACAAGGGGGGGTGAACACCATGGATTATATGGAGTATAGCCAGAACCGGTTGGTGGTGACCCGGAATCCGTACGGGTTTGTCAATAACAAGACGGGGGTGTGTGGGGCAAAGCCCGTCACGGCCACGGCCACGACCCGTAAGGCTCGGACGGGGGGTGGCCGACGGACCCGCCGCCGCAAGCCGGCTTCCGGGCCCGATGGTCCCGAGGTGGGCCTCGAGGTGGGGGTGGTGGCCGCGGCCGCGGCCGGCTTTGTCGACGAGACCGTCACCCCCGACAGTGCCCTCCCGGACCAGGCCCAGTTTGTCATGTCTCCCGACGCCGTCTCCCTCCGTACAGACACCTACGACCCCCCGTTCTTGGGAGGAGCGGTGGGGGACGACAGTACGGATCCTCGCTACCGGGGCCTCTGCCTCGATGCCACCGGGAACATCCCCGACCGGACCCTGGTGGCCAAGATTCGCGAGATTCTCACCCGGAACGGTCTGGAAGTCGTCGGTGCCCCCCGGGCTGAGGCCTACAAGTGCCTCCCCGACCAGACCGAGGCCTTTCTTCAGCTGTTTGTCGATACCGATACCGGGGCCATCAAGAACGCCGACCTGTTCATGCGGCGGATCTTGGGTCTCACGTCATACTTCAAGAGTGCCCAAGAAGGTCTCCTCCCCGCGTTTGTCCCGGCCCCCGACGGGGATATCTACGAGATTGTACGGGTGGACATGAGTGACGGCCAGTTTGAGGATTACGCGTCCATCCGTAAGGAGGAGTATCAGAAGGAAAAGACCCTCCAGAAGATGAAGCGGAAGCGGGGGCCGACCACGGAGGGTGACGGTCTCTACCAAGACTTTACGTCCACCTACCGGATCTATTCCCGGGCCTGTTGTAATTTTTCGTGGCCCCAGCCCCCGGGACGCCCTGTTCAACCGGTGACCAAGACGGCGGCGGCGGTGGCCGCGGCCGGCCCCGCCCTGGTGGTCGAGGGAGGTGCCGACCCCGAGGCCGACCCCGAGGCCGAGGCCAATCCCGACGATACCGAAGCCGCCGAGCAAGATATGGATATGGTGACCGCCCTCCAAGCCATCAACCAGCCCCAATACCTCTCTCTGGCCAATCTCCCCCTGTACAGCCCCAAGTTCGCCGCCATCTTGGAACGGATCCTGGACGATACCCACCCGGGCCTCCACCTGGTCTACTCGAGTTTCCGCACCCTGGAGGGTATCGGTATTCTCCGTCTGGTCCTCCTCAATAACGGTTTCGCCGAATTCAAACTGGTCAAAACCGCCGAGGGGGACTGGGATATTGACGAAGCCGCCTCCGGGGGTACCAACGCGGGTAAACCCACGTTCATTCTCTATACGGGTACCGAAACCGCCGAAGAGAAGGAGATGTTACGTAATGTGTATAACGGGGCATGGGACGTTCTCCCACCCAATATCGCTCGTAAACTGGAGGCCCGTGACCCCGACGGGAAGAAGAACACGGTGGGGGGTATCATCCGGGTCATGATGATTACCGCCTCGGGGGCCGAGGGTATCAACCTGAAGAATACCCGGTATGTCCATATTGTGGAGCCGTATTGGAACATGGTACGGGTGGACCAGGTGGTGGGCCGGGCTCGCCGTATCTGTAGCCATGAGGAACTCCCCCCGGAACTACGAACGGTCCAGGTCTTTGTCTACCTGTCGGTCTTCAGTGAGAAGCAGCGTAAGGACCGGAACTATATCGAACTCATGAACCAAGATGTGAGCCGGCTGGACGAGGTGACCCCCGTGACGACGGACGAGACCCTGTACGAGATTTCCCTCCAAAAGAGTCGGATCAACCAGCAGATTCTCACGGTGGTCAAACAGAGCTCGGTGGACTGTGCCCTGTACAACCCCAAGACGGCGGCCGGTAAAGAATCCGGGGGCCTGGTGTGCTACGGGGCGGATATGGGCAAGCTCCGGGATACGGACACAGAATTTATATCGTACCCGACCCTGGACCAAGATAGCCAGGTCCAGACCAAGACGGTGGTGCAGCGGGCCACCGTGGTCTACCGGGATGTCACCATCCAGGGGAAGAAATACCATATGAACGAGATGACCCGGGAACTCTATGACCATGATACCTTTATCCGGGCCAAGAAGAGTGGGGATACGATGGTACCGGTGGGGACCCTCGAACGGGAGGGTCGGGGGTACAAGATTGTGCCCATCTGAGCCGGCCCCTGGACCCGGACGGTATCCTATGACCATAATATCATAACATATAGTATAAAGACAGTGTACTATATGTCGTCGCCGGTTGTATGAATCCCCCCACCCCCACCCCCACGCACGAGGAACCGGGACCGGGGTCGGACCCTACCATCTGCCCTATTTGCTACGAATCCCACCGAACCCGGTGGAACACCACGTGTGGACATACGGTATGTATCGAATGCTGGCGCTCCATCTCTCGCACCCACCAACGTACCGAGGTAGCCTGCCCCATCTGCCGTTCCCTCACCGATATCACCGAACTCGTCACCCCGTTCGTGTCACCCACCCGTCATATACATCAACACCAAACCCACAAACAGTTTTTACATATCTGTCTCCAGGCGTACCGGTATTATCTAGAACAGCGTTATACCGACCATATCCGACGTCGTGAATCCCCGTACGATGTCACCCATATCAACCCTGACCCATCTACCGCCCGTATCGCCATTCAACAGGGGGAAAATTATTTGATGATGTTCCCCTGGCAATCGCTGTTTTTCTTGGTGGAATGTACTCAAACCACCCGTAATTATGCCAAGATGAAAGTCCGTCGGTGTATCAAGGAACATATGGTTCTATCGACCCATATGGGTCGGTCGTTTTTCTATACGTTTGACCGTCCGTATCCACCTCGAAATGCGAATACCATGTCCATGTCCCTCGACGATATGGATGTGTTATCGTATTATACCATGATATACGGCGAACACTATATCTCCTACTGCCTTCATAATGAATTATGTATGATATTCGTGATTCCACCCACCGTATAAACCATCTAGACCTTGGCCCCCTAATACGTATATTATATAATATTTATTATCATGTCGGCCTCCATGTCGGCCCCCAGCTCGGCCCCCAGCTCGGCCCCCAGCTCGGCCCCCACCTCGCACCCCCGGGTCGTCCTCATCGCCCCCGGGTTCACCCCCTTTCCCCCCACCGGATGGGGGGCCGTCGAAAGTATTGTATGGGATTACTACGAGAACCTCCGAGCCCGTCATATCGATGTCCATATCGTCAACGAATCCGACCCCGTACGTATCGTCCGAACGACCAACACCTTGGCCCCCACCCTCGTCCATATCATGTATGATGACTATATCGTGGTGGTACCCCAACTGGAGTGCCGAGTCATTTACTATACCTCCCACTATGCGTACCTAACCCACCCACAGTTTGAACAGGCCCACCGAGCGTATTTCCAACGTATTTTCCAGGTCGTGCTGGCGGTCCAGGACCGGGTCGTGATTCATGCCATCAGTGAGGACATCCGGCAGCTCTATATTCGGTATGGGTTTCCCCCGGAACGGGTACGGGTGGTCCGTAACGGGGCTCGGGAAGACCGGTTCCGGTTCACCCTCACCCCCGCCAAGCCCGACCGGAGTGTGTATCTGGCCAAGGTGGAGTACCGTAAGGCCCAGTACAAGTACCAAACCATTCCGGAGATTGATTTCGTGGGGAACTACCAAGACTCGCCGTTCCGACGGGACCACCCCCACTACCTGGGGGAATGGCAGCGGGAGACCCTTTACCACGATATGACCGAGTATGGGAACCTGGTGTTACTGTCGGAGGGAGAGGCGGACCCCCTGGTGGTCAAGGAGGCCCTGATGGCGGGCTTGGGGGTGGTGGTGTCGGAGTGCTCGGCGGCGAACCTGGACCGCGACCGGCCCTTCATCACGGTGATCCCGAACGACCGACTTCATGACCAAGCCTATGTGCAAGCGGCCATCACCCTGAACCGGACCATCAGTCTGCAATACCGGGCGGAGATTCGGCAGTATGCCCTGGACCAATTTGCCTGGACCCGAGTGATTGACGAGTATATGGACCATATGGTGGCGGACCTATGACCAAGACCCATACCAACCCACCCCCAAAAGGACTTATACCCAAGGTGATATATATAGGGAATATACCGATACCGAACCCGATACCGATATCCCCATCCTCCTTCACCCACTCATCATGCGTATTGCCCTGGTCGGCCCGGGAATCATGCCCATACCACCCCCGGGCTGGGGGGCCGTCGAAATCCTCATCTGGGACTATTACCAAGAACTCGTCCGTCAAGGCCAAGAGGTGGATATCGTGAACCCGATACGGAGTTCGGAATGGGACCAGTCGGACGCCACCGCTCCTTATATGCAGTCTCTTATTGATACCCTGAACCAAGGGAACTACGACTGGGTCCATATCCATTACGACTGCCTGTACCATATGATTCCTCATCTTACGTGCCCCGGGGTGGCCATCACGTCGCATTTCCCGTATATTGATCAACCCGATAAACACGGTGGGTATGCGAATATCTTTAGTAATATTTGCTATAACCATCGGCATATGATCTATGCCCTGTCTCAGAAGGATTACGATATGTTTGCTCGCCATGCGGTCGATCCGAGCCGTATCCGACTCATGGTCAACGGGGCCAACCACCACGAGATTGTGCCGGCGTCCACCTCAGGCACCCCCAACCGTGACCGAAGTATTTATATTGCCAAAGTGGAACCCCGTAAACAACAGTATAAGTATTGGACTCTTCCGGAGGTGGATTTCTACGGGCGATGTGACGACCCCGGGTTTCGAGCACTACCATGCTACCGAGGGGAACCCACCCGTCAGGAGTTGTTACATCATTTATCCGACTATGGAAATCTCGTATTGTTATCGACGGGTGAAAACGGTACCCCCCTCGTCATCAAGGAAGCCATCATGGCGGGCTTGCCGGTGGTCACCAATCGGTATGCGACGGACGACCTGGATACGTCCCTCCCCTGGTTGGACATCATTCCCGACGACCGACTGGAGGATTTGGAGTACATTGGGCACGTCATTCGTGAAAACCGGGCCAAACGTCCCATCATGGGGGATGCCATACGACAGTATGCGATGGAGCACTTCGCGTGGGAGAAACTGGTCGCCACGTACCTAGACAACCTTCGTACCTCCCAGATGGGATAGTATCGTGGCGTGGTTTTGAACATCGATGGTACGTTGGTGTTTGTTTGTATTATTAAAAAAAACCACCTTATTTGGGTGGAATCTCCCGTAAAACTCGGCGAGATGAGTCAAATTAATGTATTGAACCTGGCCCATACTCTGAATAAAATACCCTATCGCCAAATCGTCCACCACATGATGAATCATACGCGTATCGTCCTTTTGACCCCGCATAATCTCTAGGGCGATTTCCTTGGAATAGAGCGTGAACCCTCCTCCGGAATACATGGTCCCCCAATACGTTTGGTCCACGATACCACATCCCACGTCTATCCATGCCAATGTTTGTAAATTACCGATATAATAGGTTTGGGTCGTATCAAGGGTAGTTAGGTAGGTGTATAATCTCGGTATATCGACGCACGTTGCTACGGTGGTACGTAAAACATAATCATAGAATGGTTGTCCATTCTCCATACGTCGGTCCATCAATATTTCCATGGCACGTAGAGTTTTATGTAAAATACCTGGTATCATACTCTCCTTACCGGATATGGTAAAAATCCGGGTGGATTCATCCAGACGGTACTCATCCTCCATCTCGGCGAGTGTGATAAACCAGTAATCTATCTGAATTTTCGAGTCATGAATGGTCAAGTCTTTCAAGGTAGCATCTAAATATTGGTTGGTGTTGGCAAGCATCTGGTCATAGTGTTCTTGGGGATGGTATAAAGATAAAACTAATAGAGATATCATGACGATAGGGTACAATATCAATAGATACTATGTCGTTTACATTCGTCACCGCTTTATATGATATTTCCAGGGAGGAACACGATGGGCGGTCGTATTCACAGTACCAGGTATGGTTTGAACGTACGTTGTCCATTCCGGTCCCGATGGTTATTTATACCGAGCCGTGTAACCAATCCATGGTCGAACTGGCTCGAAAGGGTTATCCCACGCATGTCGTCTATACCGATGTGAGTGATGTCCCATTTTATCATACTCGTCAACAAGTAGAACATATCATTCGTCATACAGAGTTTAAGAAACGGATTCAGCATCCTCACGGGTTGGAGAACCGATGTTTCAACTATATTCCCATCGTCAACAGTAAATTTGTGTGGATGAGCCGGGCGATACAGGAGAATTATTTCCAGACGGACATGTTCTTTTGGATAGATGCGGGCTTGAGTCGATTTCTCGAGTTTGATATTGGAGCCTCGGCATTTAATGATGCTCTTTTACATGATATACATCGTAACAACCGAATCTATTTACAGATTGGTAAGGCGAATGAATTTCAACAGGTACTCCAGGGTCATATGGATTTTTCGTACGCCGTCGGTAAAAATATTAATTTTATGATGGCCGGGTTTTGGGGGGGAAATGGTCCATTACTACGGGAAATCTGTGATAAAGGTGCTGATATGTACATGAAAGATATGATTGCCCAAGAGCAAGTGGACAATGAACAAGTGATCTTTGGGTTCATCTTGAAGGATTATATATCACAACTCATGGCCATGTCCCCGGGTATACGTGATTGTCAAAACTACTATGTGTTTTGTGGCAAAGGAACCTGTAAACAATATAAAGCCTTTATGTAATATATAACCATATGGTGGCAATATTGGTTCTCGAAAACATATGGTGGCCATTTGGGTCACATATGTTGAACACTAAATATCAAGCGATGTATGCCATCAACAATGGTATCCCGTTTTACTATAAGAACAACAATGCGTTGGTATTTCAAAATGGCTTGATTACGACTTATTTTGAGGATTTTTCTCAAGTTACTGAGGAAGACCTTCATAATAAAGATAATGAGGTGTTTTACGGACCCGATGCGTTCCAACGTTCACCTTATTGTAAAAATATGGGTCGTCTTTATTTCCCATCCGACTACCCTGACCTCGCGTCGTATCATCAATCGGTATTACGTATGATTTATCGTCCGAATGCCATGGTGAAGGAGTACGTCGAAAACTGCCATATCATCCAGTCGACCCGAGACATGAAATACATTGGATTACATATTCGTATGGGGGACAAGACACAGGGTCCGGGTAAAGAAACGAATTCAATCCCGGTCGAAACCTATATGGAAAAATGCTTGAAAGCTCGTGATTCTACAGGGATATCCAACCTGGTTGTTTGTTCCGATACATCTTATGCATTGGAAGAGGTTCAACGGATCAATAATGCTCTAGAAAGACCCTTTATAATTTATTACAATGAAGAAGAGAAACGTAGTCAAAATACCTGGCAAGATGCAGTGGTCGTGAAGATTCAAAATAATAATATGTCTAGTGAAGAAGCCAAGCAAGAGTATCTGACATGTTTTGTGAATTTTGAATTGTTGTTGCGGTCCGAAATTGCGGTGGGTAATTTTGACAGTGGGTTTATTTATACCGCGGTCGAAATGCGTAATAATGGGAAGGACATGAACGTCGCAGAACATCCACCTATGTTTTCTCAGGAAGTGCTTCATAAAAAAGAGTCATAGAGTCATAGATTCGAGGTTCGGACGGTAGTCGGTTCGACATGTAAAACCCATATAGAAAATGTTATATATGTATAACACATACATATATACCACCACCACCTCCTGAACAAACATGGTATTGGAGTTGGACTTGAAGTTGGAGACCATCCAAAAGCTCACCGTCGATTTTTTATCCGACAACCCCCAGATTGCTCAAATCGCGGATGTCAGGGAACCCTGTGGTAAGGAACACTACTTCTTTTTGGCGGCACTGGGTAGACAATTGACTCAAAAAAAAATCATCGAACTGGGGACCCATAATGGCCGCTCCACCATTGCATTGAATTACGGTAACTTGAAGACTACCAACGGTAACCAAATCTACACCTACGATATCACCAACTGGTTGTTACCCCATATATTCGCCAACACCAACATCGTGTACCGTATGGAGAATTTGTTTGACCCTCGTGTACGTGAGGTGAACCGTGACCATATTCTGTCCGCGGATGTCATTTTCATTGATGTCGACCCACATGAAGGGGTGGTGGAATACGATTTCTACCTATGGTTAAAGACCAACGACTACCGTGGTATCATTCTATTTGACGATATTCATTTGGGGTGTGGACATATGGGGGTGAACACCGGTAACAGTATGCAACAATTTTGGGATAAAGTAGATGATACCTATAAAATAGATTTGACCCGTGTGGGTCATTGGTCGGGCACGGGTATTGTGTGTTTTCATCCGGAAAACTGGAACATTACGTATGATGATTAACTACGTATCAGGTGGTACTCCACCCCTATCCTATGTACCGATACCCCCCGTTGTTCCAGATAGTATTTCAGGATAATCTCGGGATTGAGGCGTACTTCACCTGTATTGAGTATATCGAGGAGGTTCGGACCCACCGACAGGTAGGTGACCAACGTATCGCGATTTCCCAGGGCCATCTGGTCGTTGATACCCCAATAGTCGTTTCCCCCCGGAATGACGAGGTGACCTTGGTGAGTCTGCCGCCAACATTCGGCTAAATTGACCGGGGCATCGTACCATATATCACACCGTGTGCTGACCACGATATCGTAATGGATGGTAGGATTCTCCGTCAGGTACTCTTGGAATAATCTACTTACCTGGTGACGATTTTGGAACATGTGGAGCATCCGTCGGGGGGTGGTTTTGGGATGTTTCGGGTAACCAGACAAATCCACATATTCTTCCGGATTTTCCGCATGTTTCTTAGGTTGATACATCACCAAGAACCTCTGAACCATGGACGCGTGTTCCGAAGGGTCGGATTCAAGTTGGCCCCATACTTGGTCCGTTTTACTGTAGGACACAAAGAAATCGACCTCGTTCCCCTGGATCAGGTGGGTCATGATGTTGGTGTAGACGGCGGGGTCCGTGTTGAGTCTTCCCGAAAAGAGTACCGCGAGTCGCCGTTTTGTCATGTGTCTTCTGTTTTATATAATGGATATGGATATACCATCTATATCGATTACAATGGGACGTTCACCGTCGACCCATATACTCATCCACGAGCCGGTCGCATTGGACCACCCCATCCGGGGTACGTTTCAGACATTTCATGTAGGCGTCTCCCAGGCACTTGGCATAGTACAGGTGGAACAGTTCGTCCTTGGTCCGGTTCGACAAGATATCGTACCGGGCTCGTAACACAATCTCCCGAGATTCTTTACGGCAATTGTCCAGGTATTCGTCAATCATATGGGGTATGAGATATAAGATATGGGGTCCAGATATATGTATTCATGGGACAATACATATATATCGATTGAACGAACCATCCCTCCAAGAACCATATAGAAACGTTGCCATAAAGTCCCTATATCGAGGATTCAAACGCACCCCCTCCCCCAGGCCCACCACAACCACCATGGACGAAGATAAATATGTATTGATGATCAAAACGGTGCAGATCCAGCCTATCCGTAACATGATCACCGCCATCAAGGATATCTTGACGGACGCCACCATCACCTTCACCAAAGAGGGTTTTAAAATTGTCAATTTCGACAAGTCCCATACCAGCCTCATCCATGTGAATCTCTATGCCAACAAATTCGAGTATTACAACTGCAAGCCTGAGAAAATCGTCATTTGTGCTAATACCCTCCACTTGTTCAAGGTGATTTCGACCATGTCCAACGATGATACCCTCACCATGTATATTGAACGGAACGACTACCATGATGGGGTGGTCTCACACCTGGGGCTCCAGTACGAGAACGGCGATATTCACCAGTGCTATATTCAGAAATTACGGTTGATCGAGCCGGACACGGAGGAGCTCATGATTCCGGATATCGAGTACACCACGATTATCAACTTACCGTCGCTGGATTTTCAGAAAATTTGTCGTGACATGAATTCCATCTCGGAGCGGGTGGAAATTCGTAATACGAGCACGGAATTACGATTTTCGTGTGAGGGGAACTTTGCGAGCACACAGATTTACCGGACGGAGACGGACGGCTATACGGAATTTGTGCAGCGGCCGTCGGACCCGTCGGTGGTGACCCAGGGGGTCTTTTCGACTAAATCTTTACTCCAATTCATCAAATGTACCCCCCTGTGTAATACCGTGGAGTTGTATTTGAGTAATGACCTGCCGCTCATCTGTAGTTACGAGTGTGCGTCGTTGGGGTCGATTCGTCTATGCCTGTCGTCCCTCCCGACCATTTAGACCGGCGCCGGCCTCGGTCGGCTCGGTCGGCTCGGCCTTACGGGTTGGCACAGAGCTGACCCGAGGGGAATATCTTCCCCGAGGCACACTGCTCCACCCGGGGGTCGATTTTGAGGCAGGTCCGGTTACCGTCCACCGCCCCGATGAAGCACCACGAGTTCTGAGGTTGATGTATGGGATTCTCCGGTGGGGTGGGTTCAGGTTCGACGGGCATCCGAGAGGGGGGGGTCGTCGCGGCCGTGATGGCCTGGTCGAGGTCCGCCGGGGCCCCGGTCACCATGGGGGTCGGACCCGCGGTATGGACCACCACCGGGGCGATGGGAACCATCGGGGGCTGATCGCCGGTCACCCCACTCTTCATGAGATTCCCCACATCGTTGATGGCCCCACTGCCTAAATCGATGGAGGTCTTGGCCACATCCGCCACGGTATTGGTGGTCGTGTTCAAAATATCCCCACTGGCATAAAACACCGTCCCGAGGATACTACCAAAGAAACTGACGAGGACCCCGACCCCCCGCTTCACTATATCAAACAAGGTATTGATGAACGTCACCCCCAAGACGGAGAGTAACAGGAGAAGGGACAGTAACATGATGAGAACATTACGGTTGTCACTAAAGAGGGTCGGACCCGATGATGTGGTCGTATTGGCCGGCCCCACCGGGGTGGGAAAATTTTCGGTATTGTTCATGGGTGATGGGTGATAGGTGATGTATTGGATGGGGTATCGGGTGTCTTCTGATACAATAGGTATAGAAAGTTCTTACGATATACCTGTGTATCACGGGCCGACCTCTGAATACCCTACCTCATATCCCTCCTATCATGTTCGTGGTTCTCGTCCAATTTGTCTTCCGGTCTATGTTCTTATATCTACCCTGGGGCGTGGGGTGGGAACTGGGAGTTCGGGCCCTGGTCCCGGAGCGTCCCCGTCTCACGAGTCCTCAGTTGGTGGCCATGAACCGTCTTCTGGGGGCCGACCCGGCCCTCGTGGTGGACCACCGGGTCAAAACCCTCGTGGGAGAGGTATTGTACCAGAGTTACGAAGGGTGGGCGGTGGGAATCGGCACCATGTTTCGGCGTCAACACTACTACCGGTGCAAGCATATTCCTCCGGACGAGATGGGGACCTACGCCCGCCGGGGCCTCCTCCAGGCGATTCGTTGCTACCGTCCGACCCGGTCCACCTCCATGTTTCATTTATTTGCGTATCATCATGTACGGGGGGAACTCTACCGGGGTATGACCGAGCTGGGTCCCATCTCCCCCTTGACGAAGAAGGAGCGTCGGCGGCGGGGAGTGGCCCGGGCCCCCGAGACGGAGACCCCTCTCCCCACCAGTTATTCCCGGGAATGGCTGGCGAACTTGGCCGACCCGGTGAACCCTCCCCAGTTCCCGGGCCCCGCCCCTCCCGCCGTTCTCTGGGAACATATCTACGATACGGTGGACCCGTTTACGTGCCGGTGTCTGGTGTACAAGTTCGACTATGATTTCAATGTGGTACGGTCCAACCTGGAGGTAGCCCGGCTCATGATGTGTAGTGAGGAAACGGTACGACAACGGTATCAGACGTTATATACATCACCCTTGTTTTCCGGTGCGTACGAAACGGGTGAATATAATACATGGATACATCAAATACCGAGTCCTGAGAACACCGACCCCTGAACGCCATGGGATTCTTCAACGTGATAGAAACCTTTTTCTTTGTGAGTTTAGCCATATCCTTCATTCTGATTCTCCTCCTGGTCTACCACTTTAAACAGCGGATGACCGTGATGGAACAAAAAAGTGATACGATGGTGGGTATCATCAACGATATCGCCAAAGAGTTGACGTATGTGAAACAGGTTAGTACCAATTACATGATGACCTCGGTGGGGGCGGGGGCGGGTGCCCACTCGGTGATGTACTCTTTCCCTCCTCCGTTTCATGGCCGGCCGGCCGGTCCGGCGTACGGGGTGAGTGGTATTGTTCCCATCTCGGAAGAGGACGACGACGATGACGAGGACGACGACGATGACGAGGATGAGGACGACGAGGACGACGACGTTGACGAGGACGAAAATGCCTCCATGGAACCCCACCTCCATACCGCCCGTATTGTGGTATCGGACACTGAAGAGGATATTGAGAATGTCAAGGTGATTCACATGTTGACCGAGGAGGTCGAGGACGACGACGAGCCGACCCCGGAGCCAACCACCGAGGAGGCCATCACCTCGACCCCCGAAGATGTCACGGTGGAGGTATCGGTCCCGGAACCGACCCCGGAGTCGGTCCAGGACACCGAGCCCCTGGTCTTACAAGAGACTGAACCCGTCTCGGACCTCACCCCGGAGGAGAAGGATACCTACCGGAAGATGACGACCCAGGCTTTGAAGACCGTGGTGACGACCAAAGGACTGATGACCGACCCTTCCAAGCTGAAGAAATACGAACTCCTCCAACTGTTGGGGGCGGCGACCCAGAGCCTCGCTCTCTAGACCCCCACCCCATCCGATACATCGTGTGTATGATAGGAACGATACACATGATATGAACGAGCCACACGCCCCCACCTTACGGCTCGATGGGCCACCCCAGGTACATTCGCTTGGTCTTTTCCTTGGACATGACATGGTGGTCCATATGCTCTTGGTGAATCAACGAATCGTTATCATCCTTCGGGGTGAACGGGGGCGGGCACACACTGTACGTCTGGAAAAAACAATACAAAAACCGGTCCGCCTGGTGGTAATACGGATACTCCGGTCCAATACAGTATTTGGGCATGGCCGGACTACTGAACCGACACAAGTACGTGGTGAGCCGTTTCGCCGCGTCGTTGGTAATCAAATACGCCGCGGTCCCACAGTAATTCTTGGGCATCTCCCACCGGTCGTAATGGGTGGTATGGTAGTGTGAAAACAGGATATAGGACAGTTGGAGAATCTCCCACCCCTCGGGGGCGCCGGCCATGAGCTGACCCAGAGTCTCCTTCCAAAAGGGGACGAATTCGGTGGACAAGTCGTCCTCGACGATGAGAGCCACGGGGTCGTCGGTCATGGCAAACTGGTGGATGGCCCGGAAATGAGAGATGGTACACCCAAACTCCGTGTTCATCATCCGGGGGTGTTTTTGGCACTGGTAAAAATCCAGGTAGTTCTCCATCGGTTCCGCCTTTCCGTCCATCCCCTCGACCCGTTCCACCTCGATACCGTTGAACATGGGGTCTTGGAACAGGGTTTCCATATACAGGCGGCGGTCGGTACTCCGGTCGAGGTTGATATAGTAGATACGGTCGACACCCTCGAGGGGACGGTCCAAAATCGTGGGGGTCAGATGGTCGGTGAGGCGGAGGAGGGGGGTCGGTCCCGAGGCCGGCCCGGGAGAGAGGGCCATCGGGAGTACGGGCTTACGGGGTTTCGGGGAGGACTCCAAGTTCATTCGTGGGTCGAACGGTTACCCCTCTATATCTCGATGGTTCTATACCGTTGGTGGGTTCCCATTGACCATCGATATATACCTATATATTATCCGTATTCATCCTATAGTATACTGAGACTGCCCCACCCATGGAATCTCTCCTTCCGCCCCGATGGGTACGTATGCATAAATTGTCCATCGCCATCACCGTGTTTCTCTGCCTGATGATCTTGGTCCATGTCACCAAACCCGCCTTTATCTATAATGAACAGGGGGGCTTCCGCCCCTTTGGTCTCGGCTACCGTAACTATACCGTATTTCCCATCTGGATTGTCTCGATGGTTTTAGCCATTCTGTCGTACTTCTTGGTGTTGTGGTACATCAGTACGTAGGCCGTCCGACCGGCTCGCCGACCCTCGGGTCTTTAACCCATCGCAAACAGGTATTGTATCGAAATAAGCACACTGGTCAACGAGGCGAAATAGATCCAACAGCTATGTCCGATGGTGTGTTTCTGGAGTACGTATTTGAACAGATTCTCCAGGTCCGTCTTGGTAATACCTCCCTCGTCACCCGGGCGGGTGTTGATGGCGAAATCGTACCGGTCTTCGTGGTAATACACCTCGTCCAACACCTCCGGGATGTTCGTGAGCGAAAACGTGTTCATCATGAAATCGTAGTAGACATCCGCCCCCGGGAAGACATGCCGGCTCGTAAAATACTTATGCTGGAAAATACTCTTCATGGTGTCGACCAAGAACTTGTGGGAGGTGAGGGCCAGGAGGTTGTACCCCACCCCCTGCTCAAACGGCCGAATCATGGAGGTATTGTTCACAAACAAGAACGTGAACCCGAGGACCAGCCCGGTACAGAGGGCGACCCGTTTCGCCGCCTCGTCGGCGGGTTGGCTCCCGTGGTAAATCAGGGAATACAAGATCATCGTTCCCCCCATCACGAGGCCAAATACCACCCACATGAGGAAGAACCGGCTCCGAGAGATGTACCGGTTCACCTCGGCCATGAGCTCATTCCATTCCCCCACATCCCGACGGATGGTGTCGTCGGGGTCGACGGGGCGAGTCCCCGAGGTGAAGACATCGATCCACCGGAGGAAAATCCCCGATTTACGGAGAATCGGCATCACCCGGTTCGTGAGGAGTTGATTGTACAGGTAAATCAGGAGCCAAAACATACCCAAGAGCACCAAGGCGATGACCGAGACATAGAAGTGCCGGTGCTCTTGGCGAACAATCTGCTGGTGGGTCTGGAGATTGTTCTTGATGGTATAGACATCTTGTTTGATGGAGGGTATATTGGACTGGAGTTGTTGGAGTTGCTTTTGCTGCTGAAGAAAGAGCTGGTCCCGATACTGTAAATTCTTGGTCAATTCGTCGACTTGGTCCGACATATCGGGGGGGCACGTGGTCCCGGGGGTGGGGGTCGGGGTCGACATGGTGGGACCGGGAAGGGGTCGGCTATCTACTATACTATGCCTCGATGTAAAAACGGGATGTGGTGACCCGCGTCGTCCCACTGGGACCCAATATCCGACCCCCTAATATAGACTATATATGATTGGGAACCTATCCCCATGCCCCCCAGCCTCATTGAACAAAATGTCCGACATTACACCCAGGTGGTCCTGACCAAGTGCTACGACCACCGGGTCCAGTTTTACTCTTGGGCCCTCAATATTGTTATCTTGGTGGTCTTTGGGGGAATCACCGCCCTCAGTTTGTGGTATTGTTACTCACGTAAGTTGAGTCCGGAAGAACGGGCACACAAACAACGTAAGGACCAAGAGTATGTATTGACTAAAATACGGCAGTTTCAGATGGAAAAGGACCAACAGCGGGACCAGTTTACCGAGTTGGTTCGTCGGGTCACCCCCGCCCAAATCATCACCATACCGAGTTCGTCCGTCGCCGAAATGGACCGTAACCCCGCCGATAAGATTTACGACCAAGTCATGGGGCGGTAGGGTGGGTCGGACGGGGCGGGGCGGTATGTCCCCATAGGATATAGTAGATGGACCACGTGGATGATGAGGCCAGCCTGTATGGCACCCTGAGTGGGACCCACCGTTTAGAAGAGATGTATGATGCCATCAAGGTGACCGACCCCTACCTCCAGGTCTGGTCTATCAAAGAGCCTCTCCAAGGGGACCTCGACTTGAGCTTCTTGGGACCCGACAGTCTGATTGAAGAGATTCAGTTTACCCCGGGGCAGGGGGACCGTAAAATCACCTCCCTGACGGACTTGCCCCCTCGCCTCCGGCGGCTGACGTGCTGCCGGCAAGCTCTACGGTCCCTGGGGGAGCTCCCGTCCACCCTCGAGGAGTTGGTCGTCTCCCATAACAAACTGTCGACCCTGGATTTTAGCCATACCCCCCAGCTCCGGGTGTTCCGGGGTGACCATAACCAACTCTACCAGTTGGACAACCTCCCTGCCTCCTTGGAAGAACTGGTGGTGGATAACAACCGGCTCTCCCGGATCGACCTCTTGGGGCTCACCGAACTGAAGGTATTACACTGTACCAACAACAACCACCCCCTGGTCTTGGACCACTACCCCATGGGGAATACCAAGAGTATGGACCTGAAGATGGATGAGGATGTACTGTCGTTGACGGGAATCCTCCAGGGAGGGGCCAAGGGAGATTCGGACGACGAGGAGGGGGATGACAAGGCCACCCCGGACCGTCCCAAGACCAAGAAGCCGACGTTCCAAGACGCTCTCAATCAGTATTTTGTCTTGAAGACCAAGTACGAAGCGGGAGCCAAGGCCAAGCGGACCGAACCGACGGAGGAGACCGGCCCACCCCAGGGCCGGGGGCGGCCCCGGCCCCGCTCCCCTAAAGCTCGGGCTCCCCTTCTCCCCCCGTGTGTCCAGTGCCAAGCCCGGGTGGGGATGACGTTTTCCAAGACCAAATCGGTGTATCGGGCCCACTGTGGGATAGGGAACCGGCGAAACTGTGCCCTGGAGATTGAACTGGATGCGGGGGAGCATGTCAAGCTGGACGATTTAGTCGACGAGGAGGTCCAAGATTTCAACCATGAAAAACAGGAACTCATTCAACAGAAAATGGAGACCCTCTTTGGATGGATTGACGAGGCGACCTCGGCCAAGAAGTTCAAGAACCGCCTGGAGAATTATGTCCAAGACAACTTCTATGTGGATATCCTCCTGAACCGTTACCGGGAGGTCCATACGAGCCCCCAACGGCAGGACTTGGTCCAACGGCAGATTCATAAAATCGCCGAGATCCGGACCCAGATTCAGGATATGATCCGGGAGTACCAGGCGGACCCTCTCAACAAGGAACTGTTACGCCAGGCGATGGAGGTCCATGTCAAGGAACTCCGACCGGAGCTGGCCCACCTCCAGAAACTCCGATACTCCATCACGGAGGTGAACCCGGTGGTCGAAATGGTGGAGGGGTTCATGGGCCAAGAAAAACGGGTGGTCACGGGGTACCAACTGTTTCAGTTACCGGAGGCACTCGAGACGATGGAATTCGAGCACCGGGCCCCTAAAGTCATCAAGTTTGTACGGCCTTAGGTGGCGAGCCCCATAGCCCCGACCCCCTTAGCACTGGTTGAAATTACTATAGCCGTCCCAGACGACCCCCGTCTTACCGGACCAATCTTTCATCGAACAGGCGAACGAGAGGCCGTTGACCAGGGACCGCGAAGGGTCGAACGTGTACCCACTGGAAAACTTACCCGTGTTCTTACTCCCCGCGGTACAGGTACCATCGACATTGGTGGTCCAGAAATCGGGGCAGGTATGGGCCGTCGGGGGGAACGGGACCTGGGACGACGCCGTACGCATTTGGAGTCCCAAGAAGGTCAAGATACCAATCAAGACCAAGACGGCAATCACGGTGAGGGTCAATCGGTACGAATCCATGGGAAGGGTATAGGGATAAGGGATAGAGATGTATAAGACCGACGGTAACGGGGAAATTCTAAGATTCCGTATATACTTATACTATATACAGAAGATAGGTCATCTAGGTCCAGTAGAGATAATCCGTCCATATCCATATCATGAATACGAACCCCTATTCCGAATCGTCACCCCCTATGATTATCGACCCCCAGAAGTACAATGGCCAAGTGAACCTGATGGAACCGGAGGACGACACGGTGCGATTCAGGATGTTTGAACGTATCGCCATCAAGAACAAGGCCACGGAATACCGTAATCCGTTGGAGGGGGTCTGGGAGGACAACCTTTTAGCCCGTCTGTATTTTTCCCAAGAGAACATCCAGATTCTCCAAAACGGTATCCGGGCAGGGGTGTACCGCCTGTCGAACCAAAAGTACGTGGTGCCACCCCAAAACATCGATGCCCTAAAAATCATCATGCGGAGTATTTACCTCCAGTACGCCAAGCACTCTCCCAACGACATTACCGGCCAAATTGCGGAGCTCAATGACTTGGTATGGGATTATGCCATCCCGTTTGTGTATAACGAGAGTGTCGCGTATATGAAATACGTCCAAGACCAGAGTACATTGGTGATGCCGTTGGCCCGGGAGGTGCGGCCGGACCGGGAGTACAAGCAACTGGAACTCAAGCCGTGGTTTTAGGCCGGCCTAGGCCGGGAGCGGTTGTCCCGATACATCGTCCACGGGGGTCCAACCGGACCACCACCACCAGAGACAGATACGATGGCAAGACTGATGGCAACAGTCCTCGGTGTCGTGGGGGAGGCCGTCGGGGACCTGACGGTAGAAACGACGGAGAGAGGCTGGACGTGACACGAACCACCGGGGCATGATGAGACGGGGGTGGGTTGGATCAATCTTATACCTTGTGATAAGATGGATGTATCGGGAAAAATCTATATCTGTGTGGATGATGGATGATGGGTATGGTAGGTGAAATTCTCCGTAAATGGTAGAAGGACGTCCATCCCACCCACCTCTCACCCATCCCAATGACGGATATATTATATATTCCACTGATGAAACGCCTGGAAAATTTTCTCTCCAAGTTCATTCATGCTACCGACGCGGACATGACATTGGTAGAACGTAAAGTTACCGTGGATAATATCATCTCGGTCAAGTTGAAAAAGGCGAACCCACCCTCCCGACCCAACCTCGATTTCAACATCTATTTACAATGTTTCGTGCATGAGCTTCGTACCCCGTTGGCGACGGTCTCCATGGGTCTCCAGTTACTGGAGAGTGGGGTGACCCCCGACCCTCATACTCTCCTGGACATGACCAAGAGTATAGCCTTCATGGAAGAAGTTTTTACCAAATTCGCCGTGATTCAAGACGGAAATATCGTACTGAATCCGTTTGAACCGTTTTCACTGAAGGTATTACTGGAGGAGGTTCAGGAGTTGATTGGTCCCATGTGTGAAAAACTCCCGGACATCACGGTGGAATACCGGGTATCCCCCGAGGTGTATGGGTGGATGTATGGTGACCTTCATAACATCAAGCATGTCCTCTTGAATCTCCTGAAAAACGCGGTCAAGTACCGTGACCCGGCCCGTGCCACCACCATCGTGGTCGAAGTGACTCCCTGGGAGGGGCCCGAGGACACCGCCAGTGTTGACAGTTATATGATACGTTATACTACCACCCCCACAGCACCTTCCCAACCAGTACCCTCACGTTCGAGCTTTTTGTCCCGGATACGGGGGCGATTCTCGAACAGCTCGGGTTCCAATATGGATATTGGTTCCATCGACCGGAAGGCGATCCCGGAACCCCCACCTCCATCCCCACCCGTGGAGTCTAACCGTCGACAATTCTTCCGTATCTCGGTGTCGGACACCAACCACCCCATTTCCTCCCCAATTAAGTCCCGACTGTTTGAAACCTTCAATTCGACCAGTGGGTCGGGCCTCGGACTCTATATTTGTAAGACCATTGTCGAGCTCCACGGGGGGACCATTGACCATGAATACGTGGAACCCACCCCCGGGAACCGGTTCACGATACTACTGAGTCTCCGTTACTGTTTTAACGAGTCGTTACATTCACCTCTTGAAAACATACAGGAGCCCTTCCAACCCGAACGGTCCCTCCCCCCGTTGACCCCGTCCCTTCGTGCCATGGTAGTCGACGACAGTGACTTGAACTTGAAAATGATACACAAGATTTTGACCAAATCCCAGCTCTTTGACCAGGTGGTCATCACCACGGACCCTCAGTGGGCACTCACCGTCTTCCGAGAACGTCTTCACGAGATTCATGTCGTCTTCTTGGACAAAAACATGCCCACCATGGACGGGTTGACCTTGGTCCGACAGTTACGCGAACATCATTATACCGGACTCGCGGTGGGACTCACCGGGGAAGACCGTCCGGAAGTGGCAGAGGCTTTTTTGGCGAACGGGGCCGATATCGTCGTCGTAAAGCCGTTGGATTCCAAGAAACTCCGCCAGATCATGAAACAGTTGAAACGGTCGGTCTGAGGGGACCCACGACCCTTACCATAAGAGCTGGTCCGCGTAGTACCCGGCGGTCCCGACCACCTTACGGTCCTTGGCATGGCGGATTTTGTAGCGTCGCCGGTGTTCGTCGGCCACTTCCTTACCATATTTCTTCATAAAGGTGGGGTAGTCGTTGTATCCCATACCTCCACACGAGGCCACTTTGACCCCGTCCCGGAAGACATCGAGCTTCTTGGTGGGGTTGGTGGAATGTTTGACGGTGACTCCGAGAGCTTTGGCCCGGTCGCGGGTATACTGGGTGATGACATACGGCATGGGTTGGGGTGGGGTGATATGGTCCAATATACAATCAATATACAATACCATATAGAAATATCTGGATATCGTTCGGTATCAGTTCTCCATCTATATCCACACCCCGCACGTATGATATTTGTGGTGGATACGTTGGTATGTATCATAGGTATTGGGGCGGGATGGTTAGTGTCCCAAACGTTGGGTATGGCGGTGATTGAGCACTGTCGGGATTCGGCGGCGTCGTCGGGTACCGGGTTGCCGCGGGAGCTTCCGATTCACCTGCGCCGTCAGCCGTTCTACCCAGTTCTTCCGAAAATAACGGAACATCCGGTGGTCGGTCTGAAACGACCCCCAGCGGCTAGCTTTTAGAATATCTTGGAACACGGGGCTCGCGATGGCCGCCATGATACGTTCCCCCTCGGCCCGGGACCGTATAGGGAGGGCAAAGGACAATTGGGAGAGACCGTATTTTCCGGTAAAGTCGTTGACGGGGTACTGTTTTTCGTTGACATTGAGGATCACTTTGGGCACCCCAAAGTGTTCCCGGGACCGGGTCTCGGCGTACCGTATCCCCCGTCCCTCGGCGGTGAGGGTATGGATCACGGGGTAGCGGTGGCGGGTCGTGGCCCGCTTGGTGAGTTTACGGGCATCGTAGAGGGAGGAGTCATGAATGACCACGAGGCCTTCGGTGGCCTCTTGCCCCGGTCGTACCAAGATACGCCGAAAGGTCCCATACATCCCATTGGGGTAAAAGGGCCAGTCTTGGGGGACAATCTCGGCCCGGTGGGTTTCCCCCCCTTCATCCACCAAGAGGGGTATCGGACGAGAGGGGTCGGCTTGGGGGCCGGTCACATAGATATCGAACCGGGTCTGGACCCCGAAGAGGGCGAGGCCGGCCTGCTTGCCGTAAATCCGGAGGTACAGGAGCCGGTCGTAGAGGAGGGGGAACAGGGGGTGCTCGGGCCGGCGCCAGTTGGCGGGGGTGATCCATCCCTGGACCCCCTGGGGGGACCGCAGGCCGTCGGCCTTACGGATAAAGGCGTCCCAGAGGGTCCGGTTACCCGCGGAACCCACATACACCTCGTGTTTAGGAGCTTGGTAGGGCGGATTGGCCAAGATGACATCGTACCTGGGGCCCGTGGGTGACACCACTACCAACTCATCGTCCAAGAAATCCCCCGCGAGGATATTGGCCCCGGCCCCATCCCGTCCATATTTCTTACGAAGGACCCGGAGGTTGACGGGATTGATTTCCACCATCGTCAACATGGTTCCCAAGATATGCCGGCGGCGAGCCGCCTCCCCCGGGATCGCTTCTCGGAGACCCTCCATCAGCCGAGGTACCACCCGGTCAAAAAAATTCCCCTCACCCGCACACGGGTCCAACCAACGCAACTCCGGGTCACTCCAGATATTTTTAGGCAGATGGTCCAAGAGCTCGTCAATGAGCTCCGGAGGGGTAAAGACCTCCCCATACTGGTCCGTGTTGGATACCCTGGTGGTCGGGTTCTTGGTCATGGGGGGATTCTTGGTCATACATATATTATGGGTATAGGATATAGTGGCTCCACCCCCTCTCGCCCCGTGCACCCCCATACATCCATATTATCCCATACATCCATCATGTCCCATCGCCTCGGAGGTGCCCCCCTACCCTTAGAAGGAGCTTACCCCTCGTACATCCAAGAGACCCTCCCCTCCTCCAAACTCGGTTATGCCACCAACAATCAGTACCCCCGATTCCCGCCTAAAATGGCCGACGGTCGGTCCCTCATCTCGTCTTGGAACCCCGAGTCGGTCATCGATAAGATGTATAAGGAACAGCACCAGTCCGAGTTGGTGGATATGGCCCCCCTGAACCCGAACTGGGCCTACCGTCGCCATATGCAGAAGCACGGTTACCATCTCATGGGCCAGAACTTTCGTGAGACGGCCAACGATACCGGGTCGGCGGTACCCCTCCTGAACCAGAAGGACACGGACCTCCAAAACAACTCTCGGAACGTGCCGTACCGGTTCACGTCCTTGATGGACCCGGCCCTCCCCCCGGGGATGGTGGATTCGAACCTGAAGTCGTTGTATTTGACCCGTGAACAGCTGGCGTCGATTCGTTCGGCCCCGGTGATCTCGTAAGAGGTTCCGTCCAGGTAAATACACATAAAGATTGGCCCCCTACATGAGGATATCGAGTCTATATCCCCATATCGTCCCATATCGCCCCCCACCCCACCCCTCCCCACCCCCTCATGTTCACGGGATGGCTCTCTTGGCTCTTGGTCCCACCCCTCACCAAAGTACTCATCCATGCCGATTACGGGGAGTACGGGATGTTTTCCGACGAATTCCACCGAACGTTCCGTCATAAATATGAGGTCGAGTTTGAGACCACCCCCCAATACTATCCTCATCTCGATAAACAACACCATAAGGTGGGTATCGAATCCCGGTGGGACCCTCGTACCGTCGAGGTTTTCGAGCAACTGGGGCCGGAACGGAGTCGCGATAAGACCCGCTACACGGAAGATTGTGGCCGGGTGTTTGGGTTACACATCGTGGAAATACCGACGGCGCTCTTGGATGTCATGTATATTTCCGAATACGACGGTCTGGAGTGGGTGTGGTGTAACACGAGTCAGAAATACCGGGATATTTTGATGGAGACCTTGGGTATCGACGATGTCCTCAAATATACCCAACAACGGGTGAATGAGATGAAGTGGTATGAGGAGTACCTGGATTCCAAGAACATATTGTACCTGTGAATAGATATACAAACATGGTTGTATACCTATGGTATCTTCCCGGGGCTCGGACACCATGACCGCCCGGGTGTTGTCCTTCGATATTGGTATCAAGAATTTGGCGTACTGTTACTGGGAAGTCCCCGTGGCCGACCCGTCGGGGGTGACCATCTTGGACTGGCGGGTGGTGGATCTCATGTCCCCGGGCCGGCCGACGGAGGCCGCCCCGGCCGTCCCGGTCACTTGTACCTGTGTATTGTCCTCGTCTACCAAGAAAGATACCCGTGTATGTGGTAAAAAGGCCAAGTACCGGGGCCCGGAGGGGGTGATGGACGCGTCCGGATCCGGAGGGGTATCCTATTTTTGTGAGACCCATGCCAAGAACCACCCCACCTTCTTGGTGCCCAAGAAGGCCCACGAACCCGGGAGCCTCCATAAGCTCAAGCGGGAGGGCCTCGACCGACTCATGGACCAATACCAACTCGTCATTCCTCCCAGTACCACCACCAAGATTACCAAGACCGTCTTGGTCGAGGCCCTCTTGGGGTACTTTCGCACCCGGAGTTTGGTACCCCTGACCACGGGGGGGCCGGCCCCCTCGGTCAATACCAAACAAATCGACCTGATCACCATCGGGCGTCATATCCGGGACATCATGGACACCACCCCGGTCTTGACGACCCATCCTCCGACCCATATCATCATGGAGAACCAAATCTCGACCATGGCCAGCCGGATGAAGACGATTCAGGGGGAGCTGACCATGTATTTTATCTTACGGTTCCCCGCGGCCCATATCGAGTATATATCCTCGGCCAACAAACTCAAACATTTTCGACCCGTACCGAGCCCTACTACTGTGGTGCCTGTGGTGCCTGTGGTGCCTGTGGGTGGGGGGTCGGGACCGGGGTCGGTCCTCCCCCGGCCTCGGGTACCTCCTCCTCCCGGGGTGACCCCCACGGCCAACCAGACCTACCGCCGACACAAACAGGATGCGGTCGCCTGTACCGAAACCCTCCTTCGGGAACTCCCGGCCCTCACCCGCTGGACCTCGACCCTCTTGGGGGCTTCCAAGAAACGGGACGACCTCGCCGACTGTTTTCTCCAGGGGCTTTGGTACCTCTGGTTCAGCCCCGTCTATGCAAATTGGTCCCGTACCATGGAGAGTATGGTCTCCTCGTAACGGGGTATGAAGGTCGCCGGGTTCATGGCCTGTTGAAATTGACGGTGCAAGGCCCCCGACCGGTACTGGGTGAGCCGGTCCGGGTCGTCCGCCAGGGCCACGACGGTCTCCACATAAGCCTCCGGGGTCGTCGCCACCAGCTCGGGGGCCCCCACATGGGTCAGCAAGGACGCACTGACGTTATGGGCATGAAGGTGCGGATGGCTCAGGGTCACCACCGGGACGGAATTATACAAGGCATTACAGGTGGTGGTCGTCCCCGAGTAGGGAAATGTATCGAGGAGGATGTCCATCTGACCAAAGAGTTCAAAGTACGCCTGGGTCGACCCGTAGCGGATAAACCGAATACGGTCGGGGGTGATACCGGGGGTCACCCCCACCCCGAGCTCTTGGTAATACCGGGCCATGTGGCAATCGTCGTCGTCGGTGGTACTGAGCTTGATCAGGAGGACGGTATGGGGGGCTCGCTCCAAGATCCGGCGCCAGCAGGCCAAGACCTCGGGGGAATTCTTGGATTCCCGGTTGAGGGACCCCAGGACCACCGTACCCAACGGGTCATCGTGGTGGAGGGGGGCCCGTCGTATCCAAGTCCCCGACCCTCCCTGAAACACCGACCGATACAAGAGGAAGCAGCCGGGGACGTACACCCGTTTCTCGGTGAACCACTGGGTCGAGCCCGGGGGGTCGGCCACCCGGTCCGTGATCCGATACTGTACGATATCCGCCGACCCTACGGTGTTGGGGTAGCCCAGGTACGCGACCTGAATCGGCGCCGGCCGCTGGGCAAAGACATCGAGCCGATGGTGTTCCGTATAGCCGTTGAGATCGACCAAGACATCGACCCCCCGTTCCCGCACCCGGTCCGCCGCCTCGCTCGCCCCTAGGCCTTGGAGACACACGAGCTCGACCCGGTTCCGTAAGGTGCGGTACGACTCGGCCGCCATCATGTCCTCGTAACCCCGGGTGACAAACAGGGTCACTTTGAACCGGGTACGGTCGTGGTGATCCACAATAGGGAGTATAAAATTGGCCACCACATGATGGATAAAATCCGACGAAACATACCCAATATGGACCCGTCCCCCCAGGGGGGGCAGGCAAGCCGGCGCACTAACCCACCCGAGCCGCTGCCGCCACCGCCAGTGTTCGCCCGCCCTCCAAGCAAAGGTTGGGAAAGACGGAAAATACATCTTGACATACGAATTCATCTGTTGCCGTTCCTCCGCCAGGTGATACAGATAATCGTAGATGAGCATGTTACTCGCAAACAGGTTCGCCTTGGTCTTGGTCGTCACGAGAGGGTTCTCCTCCATCGCATGACATATCGCAAAATTCCGCGAGAGAAGTCGCTGAATCCACTCGAACTTGGCCATACGCATGTACAAGATCAAGGCATTGTTCAAGATTTGGTATTGGAGGTCGGGGGGTAGGGGGGTGGCGGTCGGCACCCCGTCCCCCAGGTGTAAATCACACAACGTCAAGAGTCGGGTATAAATATTGTCGGCCTGCTGGAGTTGGTGGGTCCGGATGGCATAGGCCCCCAAGAAGAGGAGCCAGCGGGAGTCCGAGGTCCCCACATACTGCATGAACACCGTATGGTACGTATCAAACAGGTACTGGATATACTCGATATACCCCCGGTCAAACAATACCTTCATCAGGTCCAAGAGGGTCTCGAGAGGGTCCAGGGTGGAGAAACGGGCGGGGTCCCACCGTTCCCGGGTATGGTAGGTACGAAAAGCCGTCTGGAACCAGAGGCCGTACCGCGGATACTCGGTGGGGTGGTGGGTCATGACCACCCAGGCCATGTAATAGGCGAGGTCCGTCTCGGTGGGGTAGAGGAAGATGAGCCGGGAGAGCACGGATTCACACAGGGCCTCGTCGGAGAGATGGGCCCGGACCAGACGCACCCCCATATCGTAGAGGGTCCGGTCGGAACGGCGGTGGGGGGTGGGGTCCCGGAGATAGGTTTCATAGAGTTGGGTAAATCGGTCGGGGGTGTCCGGGATGGACATCCTCGGGTCGGTTACCGTGATATCACAGGATACGTTTAGATGGTTATATCCATTTAGAACCAACCTCATATATATCACTATACTATTACTTTGACCATGGAAGTCGTGGATATCGGGCTCGACCGTAATATGGAGAATATTTCCATCCAGTTGGATGATGGGCTCAGCCGCCGTCCCGCCGTCAATTTCGGGCCGGGGATTGAACTCTTGATGAACGAAAAGAAAAAGGGGGGTCATGCCAACACCAGTGTGGATTTAGGCGAACTGGACAAGCTCGAGGATGAGCTCAATGACCTCACTCGGGGTGGGAGTGGGAGTGGAGGTGGAGGGTCGGACAAGACCGTCAATTTCGGGTCGGCCTGGTTCGGGGGTGGAGGTGGTGGTGGGGGTGGTGCCGTGGACTCGGAGCCCGGGATTCGTCTCCGTGACGATACGACCGACTCGCATTTAGGAGAGGCCACGGCCCATAGCACGGCGGGGGTGACCCGGTCGTCGGACGGGTTCACCAAACTCAATATGGAGATTCCCATGGAGTACGCGAGTTCCTCCAAGCTGACGGACCGGGAGAAGCGTCGGAAGAAGCGGGCCATGATCCGTAAGCTCGAGGAGTGGTACGAGAAGGGCCATATCAAGCACACGTCGCACTTCAACATGGATTCCAACTACGAGGAGGTCGAAGACGAGTATGAGGGGGCCTTGGAGGACAAGCGGAAGAAGGACAGTATCAAGATGTACGGGTGGTGGTTCATGACGACGGTGAATTCCATCGAGTACGCCAACAGTGCTCTCAACCCGTTTGACCTCAACTTGGATGGATGGGGTGAGCAGGTGTCCGAGGACCTGGATTCCTACGAGGAGCTGTTCACCGAGCTGTACCAAAAATACAAGGGGGGGAAGATTGCCCCGGAACTGAGCCTGTTGTTACGTTTGGGCTTCTCGGCGGCGGTCGTGAATTTTACCAACAAGTCCCTGTCGACGGCGACCCCGGCGTTCAACGATGTGATTCGGCAAAACCCGGACCTGATGAAGATGTTTACCAATGCGACGGTGCAGGCGATGAGTAACACGAGCCCGGGGTTCAATATGGCGAGTCAGATGTTCAATGCGGACCCGGTGCCCAACCCCGGGTTTGGCCCCCCACCCGCCCCGGTGGCGACCAAGAACGCGGGGCCCGTACCCCGCTCGAACATGCAGCAGATGCAGTTTACCCAACGGCCGGATATTACGGCGGGACGGGGTCAGCCGGCGCCGGCCCCAGGGGGGGACACCCAGGAGCGGTCCCCGGCCCCGGCCCCGATGGGTCCCCCCAAGCGGCCCGAGATGCGGGGGCCGCAGAACATGGATTTGGACAATATCTTGGCGGGCCTGAAGACCCGGGATGTGGTATTACATAGCGAACCGCCTCGCCCGGTCCACCAAATGCAGCCTCAGGCCATGGCCCAGCCCCAGCCGGCCGCCCAACCGGCCCCCCAGCCTATGGCCATGGGTATGGACGAGGACGACGGGTCGGAATCCCTGAACCTTCCCATCTCGGGCCTGATGAACGAGAACGACTCCATGATCAGTGTCACTTCTTTACGTGACATGCAAAACGCCACCATCCCTAAGCGGACCCGGCGGAAGCAGCGGAGTGACCGTAATACCATCTCGTTGGACATCTAAGGGTCGGCCCTACCAGTCCCACCCGCCCCCACCCGTGGACACCCATATCCATATCCATATCCATATCCATATACACACATATATAAAATCCTAGTTCGATATCTCCATAGTAGTACCGATGGAGATATCTGGTTCCACCCCCGTACCGACCCTTTGGCACCGATTACCGTCGGACCTGGTGGACCGGGTCTTGGCCTACAACGGTACCCTACGTAAACGTGCCGGTAAATACATGAATCAGTTGGCGAAAACCGACCCGAGATACCGGTTGCTCCAAACGGTTCCTCGAATAGTTTACGTTCCCAGTATCTGGGGACCGAATAACCCGTTTGACAATTGGTGTAGTGTCTATTTTGACAATTCGTCTCATATACGTGCGTGGCTTAGTAAGCCTAAGCTCCCCGCCCAACCCCTGATGGAAGGTATGACGGCATGTAATATCCCGCAATATGAATCCTACGTTGGTGAATTCTGTGGCGGCCCCCAGATCGTATCGCAGCGGTATTCTTATCGCATCCGTGACGGCATCGTGACTCGATTCCATATAGCAACCAGACGTCCTATGAACTGGTGCGAATATCTCTGGTGGGTCTTGAAGGGGCGGCCCACTCACCAACACTATTTTGACGATCTCTTTGGATAGAACTCATGGTGAGGCCGGCTCCGCCGGCCCCCGGAACCACCCGTGCTCATCCAAGATATTCGTAAAATGGTCAAAATCCCCCAAACTCATGTTATGGCACGAGATGATATGGGCCGGCTGGATACGGTGATTACAGCAGTGGTAAAACCGCGGGTAACCATACATCTTGGTCAAATTCACCATTCCCTGAAAATTACACTCGTA